TACGCTGCTGACGCTGCTTACGCTGCTGACGCTGCTTACGCTGCTGACGCTGCTGCTTACGCTGCTTACGCTGCTGACGCTGCTTACGCTGCTGACGCTGCTTACGCTGCTGACGCTGCTGCTTACACTGCTGACGCTGCTAACGTTGCTTACGCTGACATTAAATTACAAATTTGTCAATTTGCTTTAATTCTTTTAGGCGAGAATATAGAAGAAAATAAATGAATGAACTAATCCTTTTTATAGGCTTGCTTTTAAATTCATCTATGACGATAACTTCCTACAGAAGCATTGCAAGCCAAACAGATGGAAGTCCTAATTATACTAGCATCGGTGAAAGAACCCATAAGGGCGGCTGCGCTGTGAGTCGTGATCTTCTCTCTCGATGGGGAGGAAAGTTAAACTATGGGGATTATATTCTAGTGGAAGGATTTGGTATTTATAAAGTGAACGATTGTATGGGTGAGACGGAATATGATAGAGTGGCCCATAAACGATTTAAGATTAAGCAACACATCGATATTTGGGTCAGTTCATATGATGAAGAAAAGAGAATAGGCAGACGCCATCGAGCGGTATATTTATTGACACGACATTTAAAGGATAGTTATGAGTGAAAACAAAGAAGACAAAAAAGACAAAACAAACAAAACAACTAATTCAGATTTATTAACCGATTTAGAAAATCTTTTTCCCCAAGCCCTTTTGACTCCTCAGCAAGAGGATCAGTATGAGATTTATTTAAATGCTATTGAAATAGTAGACTTTTCAACCCAACAAAAAGTAATATGGGAATTATTTGCTTTAAAAGGATATACTGTAACTCGAATGGCCCGACATTTAGGATTAAATAAATCAACCGTAAGTCGTACTTTGCAAAGTGCCATTGATAAACTTAAGGTAATTTGTGAAAGAGAGAGGGCCAAGAAATTTTCTAATCATAGGAATCTGGCTGGCTTTCAAACCCGGATAGAAGTTAAAGGACAAACAGAAATAGAGCCCCTGATTCAAGAACGGCTAGACCAACATAAAGAAGAGATCGAAGGATTTTATAAAGAACATCCAGAACTAAAAGAGGGACGTAAAGAGGGTAAAAAGAAGGCCGGAAAGAGAGGAAGAAATGAAGGTAAATAAACTTCCAGGGGAATTTGGTTTTAAAGCCTTATTTCCTCCACTTTTAGATAGTGAAATCAATTTACCACACGAATTTGTTTTGTCTGTTGGTTATTACTTTACATTAGAAGATGCTCAAGCCATGGGAGGAAAGTATACTAAATGGCCTTGTGAAGTATGGGAGGATGGTTCTATCTACTGCCCCACTTTAGAGGAACTAGAATGACAAAACAACTAAGAACATTTTTAAACTCAACCACTATTAATCTTAAGGGTGGGGTTTGGACAGGATGGTTTACCGCCATTATGTTGGCTAAACTTGTAGCAGTTTGCTTTTTCCATAGTGCTGATTATACATCTGGTTCTTTAACAGTTTATGGTACAGTCATCGGGACATATGGATTAACCCGGCTTGGAGCCAAAATGGTCAACGGTAAATCTGGGCATCCGGTAGCAGAGGATTGATGAAAATGAATAAACTTAAATGGGGCTTAATATTTGTTGGTGCATTAACAGTGGCAGGAATTCTTTATGAGGGCTGGAGAGAGCTTAGAGAATTGTTTCTAAAGGTTCCCCCTTCAATGTCTGATCGACTTAAAGAGGATGAAAGAGAAAAGATCATCATTGACTCCAATGGGGACGTAAAGAGGATTAAGAGAGGCAAGGATGGAAAGACTCAGACTGAAAAGATAGATACGGGTTCAGAGAAGGTAGAATTGATTATTAAAGATGATGGTACTGTCCTTTACCAGACAAAAACCTTCGGTCTTCTCTTAGAGCCAGGATTTAACATCGGGATTGATCTTGGGGCTGACTCCAATCAGTTCTTTTTGGGTCCCGATATACGCTTTGCTTACTATAAAAACTTTGGGTTAATTAGTGGTCTATCGACAGATGGAGGATTAAAACACTTCTGTGGTCATTTGGATCTGGGATATAGACTCCCATTCGCACATTTTAGAAACACATCTGTTTATGTGGGCTACAACACAAGAAAGTCAATACAAACAGGATTGAGAGTTAAGTTTTAAATGCTTAGTTTTATTTGGTACTTAATTAAAGAGCGATTAAAAAGACCAGGATTTTGTAAATTTGGGCATAAGTATAAAAAGGGATTTTGTATCCATGTAGCAAATATGTGCTGGCCTTTATGTGTAAGATGTAACCATATGCTAAATACTTTTTAAATTAATTTAGTAATTTAAAGGAGAAAATAATGTCAAATACAGTAATGGAAAAGATCATAGTAGAAAAAGTGACTCAATATGGCGTGAGAGCCAACGGAGTTAATTATGGGATTAGCCCACGATTGAAAGAAAAAGGTATTGAGCCTAATTCCTTCAATGTTGGAAGTCAATATGAGATTGAGCTTTATATTGGTCCAAAAGGTGGACGTAGTATTAACTCTTTTAGTCTTATAAGTGGAACTGCTGTAGATATGCGACTTTTAGTTCCAGCCGTCCCTGCTGTTCCCTCGCTACCTACGACGGCTACTCATGAAACAGTAGCTCCTAAAGGCGTTGCTCCAGTGACGCCAGCACAGCGTCGCCCAGAGGGGTCTTCCGACGATAAAATGACGAAGGCTGATTGGGCTGATCGTAATCGTACAATTGAACTTCAGGCCATCATGAAATCAACACTTGAAAGTCCTATGTTAGCTCAATTGGCTGTGGGTAAGAGATTCGAAGAGACTTTACAAAATGTTCATGCTTTATTTGAGTTTGCTTTAAATCTTTATGACTCTAAAAAATAGGGGTAATATGGTTGAATTAGTTATTAGTATTTTTGATGGATCTTGCCACACATCTTTAGTTGGTACACCAACACTAATTCAATGGGAATTAGAGGCTTTAGATGATAAGAGTGCTATTGGGCAATTAGTTCGATTGCTTCTTGAAGAAGCTAAAAAAAATGCCTCGTAAACCTGCCTCTGAGTTTTTGCGTGTAACCGAGGTTATTGGATTCGTAAACTCAGAATGGTTTAAGTGGTGGATTAAGTCTACAGGCTCATATGATGAATGCGAACGTATTGGAAAGGAAAGTGCTTCCTTTGGTACGAGCGTTCATAAAATCATTGAGGGTTATTTACTTGACATTCCTTTAGCTTATTTTTTTACAGAACGTCAAAAGTTTTGTGGGAACCTTATGATTGAATGGGTTAAACAATCCAGGGCTAAGGTTTTAGAGATTGAAGGAAAAAAAGCCGTCGAGCTTGATTTGGTGAGTGAAAAGTATAAACTTAAAGGACATCCAGATGCCGTGGTAACCTTTAATGATTCTACAATTCCTTGGCTTTTGGATTGGAAAACAAGCAAGGCTTTTAAACCAGATTATGCTCTACAACTTGCAGCTTACTCAATGATGTTAGAAGAGATGTATAAAATTAAAGCTAATGATGGGGCAATCCTTCGTACTCCAAACGATCCGAATGTTATGCCTCAATTTGAGGCTATAGAAGTACATAAACTTAAAGAGAAGTATTTGCCTGTATTTTTAGCTGCCCTAGAGGTCTGCCAGTACTTCAAGGGTAAAGGTAAATGGCGTAAAGTTAAATGAAAAAGCAATCTCTTAATTATCTTGCTAAAGTTTATTATGATGGAATATGCCGAAAAATAGTAATTCTTAATTCTGAGTTTAAAAAATTATCTAAAAAGAACCAAATACTTCATTTAGCCAAATATGGTGTTTTAACTAAAAAAGATTTAAAAGGACTTTAAATGTCTTCAATGATGGATTGGGCTTTGCTCTATCAACAAATGGGATTAAGTATTATCCCCACTAAAGGGAAGGTGGCTTGCGTAAAATGGAAAGAGTTTCAAACAAGGAAGGCAACAGAAGATGAAATCAGAAAGTGGTGGGAGCAATTTCCAGAAGCAGATATTGGATTGGTTACAGGCCCTATATCAAGACGGCTTGTGTTGGACATTGATGGAGATAAAGGACGACAGTATAGTAATAGCCGAGGAATACCTTCCACGCCATCTGTTCGCACTCGAAAAGGAACGCAACATCATTTTAACTGGCCGGATGGACTTCCTGAGAATGTCAAAACCACTGATGTTGGAATTGAAGAAGAAATCGACACTAGAGGAGAAGGGGGAATAGCCCTTCTTCCTCCTTCACTTTGTTCAGATGGTACACGCTATGAGTGGCTTACAGATATGAATCTACCTTTAGCTGAAGCTCCTCAATGGTATATTGATCTTCTAAGTAAACCAAAAATTGGTACTTTTGATAATAAAGAGTCTAAAGAAGCTGATTGGATTGCAGAGGCCCTTGAAAATTTAACCGACGGTACTAAACATGATCAAATTGTTTCTGTTCTTGGTCGCCTAAGACATGATAATTATACCAAGAAGACAGCCTTTGCTTTTGTCTCTCCTTATACAAGGGAAGTAGGAGTTAAAGATGAAGATATTTGGGAAAGGATTGAGAGTATATGGGGTCTTTATCAAGGTAAAGAGCAACATCATTTAGGAGAAGGATATATCGAACCCATTCGGACTGAGCTTGTGTCGGTCAAAGTTGATACGAACAAATATCTGGAAGAAATTCAAGAAAGGACTAAATTCTTAGAACCAGAATTTAAAACCGGATTTAAGTACTTAGATAGACTAACAAGAGGCTTTCAGAGACAAAATATCTTTGTCATTGGTGCTCCTACAAATGGGGGTAAAACTCAATTTGTACTCTCTAGCATACATGAACTTTTAAAGACAGGCAAACGAGTTCTTTACTTTAGCACAGAAATGCCCCAGAATGAAATTAAAGACCGTTTCAATGCCATAGGAGCCCACATACCCTTGGATGAGCTTCGTACCGGATTTTTACATCGAGAAAATAAGGCCAAACTAATAACGTACTTAAATTCTCTCGATGTATCAAACTTTATTATTTCTCCAGAAGATGCTCCTTCGATTGAGACAATACGGATGGCAGTTAATGAGGCTAATCCTGATATTATATTCCTCGATCATATTCATGAGATTAAATTTAAAAGTGATAATCGACGTACTGATATCGATGATTTTATTTCCGGTCTTAAGAAATTGATATTGGAAAAGAATATCCCTTGTGTTGTTACAGCCCAATTAAGACGTAAAGAAGGCTTTAATGGCAAACCCCCTGTTTATACAATGCACGATTTTAAAGAAAGTGGTGGAATTGAAAATAAAGCTGGAGTGTGCTTACTTCTTTGTCCTCCTGATGAATGGACTGGAGAGAAGATTCAAAAAGTAACAGGGTATATTCCTAAGAATCGTCATGGAAGGAGAGAGGTACGTTTTCAGTTGGAATTTGATACAGAGATTCCAGAATTTAGAGAGAGGTTTATATAAGATTTATATGACATACCCCTGGGGAATTGAGCAATACGGCGGTGTAATCCACATCGACGATTATAAGCACTTTCCGACTGAAACTATAGCTTCTATTGATTTGGAGACAAACGGAAAAGAAATCGGTGATCCTGAGTTTAAAATCGTGTGTGTAGGCATCTGTGGGAATGGTCAGGATTGTTATATTTATTTTGATCTTCGGCCCCAGTTGTTTGAATACCTTCGTAAAGTCATGTTCGTAGCTCAAGACGGAAAACGCGCAGAGGTACCTTGGCTCGCTCCATATGGTATTACAATTGATCAATTATTCTTCGATACTAAAATTGGTGCATATGTTATGGATTCTGCCCGTAAAAACTACTCTCTTAAGCCCCTTATTAAAGATATCTTTGGAGTGGAGTATCCCACTTATGAAGAGATGATAAGTAATAAAGAAATGATTGATGTGGCTTGTCAAGAAAGTCTTCTTGATGACTCTCCTATAAGTCTTTATTTAAAAGATAAAAAAGGAAATAATAAACTTCCTAAAGAATTAGACTTAAGTAAAATGCCTAAAGAGTATGTTGCAGCGTACAATGCCTGTGACGTGTATTTTCAATACAAATTATGGAAATGGTTGGAAGCCAATTTCTCAGTGGCCCAAAAGAACTTCTTTGAAACCATCGAAATGCCTCTTAATCGTTTACTCTACCACACAGAGAGACAGGGGATTAAGATTGATACTGTGAAGATTCGAGAGCTTCATAAGCAATTTAGCCAGTCTCGTAGAAAATATAAGAAAGAATTTTTCAATCAAGCTACTCCAGTAATGCTTTCTTATTTAGATACTTGTATTTTAGCAGAAAAAGATGAAAAAAAGAAATTGTTATTAGAACAACGAAGGAATAATTTTACTAGTGAATGTAATTTAAATTCGCCTTCTCAAGTTCTTGAAGTCTTACAAGTGAATGGATTGGGGGTTAAAGGTACTTCAGAAGGAGTTTTACAGCGGTATAATAAGAATCCAATTGTTGCTTCTCTCTTGGAATATCGAGGGTACCAAAAATTGGCCTCAACTTACACAACTCCCCTTTATTTCAATGCCATAAAGGATAATAACAACCACATCTATGCTCGTTTTTCTCAAAATACGATAACAGGACGTTTAAGTAGTTCAGACCCTATAAATCTTCAGAATCAGCCACCTGAAGTCCGTGAGGCATTCATATCTGATCCAGGAACCAAGTTTATCAATGCCGACTGGAGTAATATTGAACTTCGTCTTCCGGCCCATTTTTCCAATGAGCCAAAGCTTGTAAATGAGTTCTTAAAAGAGGATGGTGGGGATGTGCATAAAGTCACGGCCAAACTCATCTTTGGACCAGACGTAGAATCCAGAAGTGATTTTAAAGCTAAGAGGGCCATAGCCAAAACCTGTAATTTCCTTCTAACTAACTCAGGTACTCCCTCTAGGCTAGCAAATGAGTTAAATGTGCCTGAAATCGAGGCTGAGGGGCTTTATTTGAAGTTCTGGGAGGGCTATCCCATCTTAGCCAATTGGCTTAAAGAGGAGAAACGAAGGGCTAGGTCTAATTTAGGGGTTACAGACTGGTTCGGTAGATGGGTGTCTCTCCCTCAATTAGTCCTTACCTGTGGAAACTGGAATTGTGCAAAAAGTGGTAAGTTTTGTAGGCAATGCTTCATGAGGGAAGAGGCCGAGCGAAGTGCAATGAGTATTCTAGTGCAGGGTACAGCCAGCTCTATGTGTAAATTGGCTGCCTTGAGGCTTTATAAAGAGTATGGATATGTGCCAAATTTACTTGTTCACGATGAAATTAATACCCAAGTAGCCGATAGCCAGGTAGAAGAAGCCAGGGATAGGATTAAATATGTTATGGAGAATGTGGTGAGTTTAAGAATCCCTTTGGTGGCAGAACTCGGTATTGGTAAGAATTGGGCTTTAGCCAAGGGGAAATAATGAAAATTTACTTTTCAAAAATCTCCAATCCTGAAGAATTTTGTGAAGGTAAGAGCTATTTTTTCCCTTTTGCTGAAAAATTATGTTATTATTCAATAGGTAAAAAGGCTGTGTTTCTTTATATTTGGATAAGGGTATATTTGGAGGAACTATTTCATGAATGATGCAACCCAATGGTTAATGTATGAGTTGATTTTGTTAAATCTTATGGCCTTTTTCTGTGGGGCCTTATTTGGGGTTAATTTTGAACGTCTTATGAATTATAAAGACAAAGACATTACTAAAGAAAGTCTTGAAAATGAAGACAAAGACTGATATACTTACTATTATGCAGAAAGTTTACCTAGTAGATAAAGTTTTTGGCCGATTAAAAGTTTTAGTACAGTATTATCGAAATGGCCAAGCAGTGCTAGGTTGTTTATGCGATTGTGGAAATAGAGTTGATATATTAGCTTATAACGCACAAAATGGGCATACTCGTTCTTGTGGTTGTTTAGAAGAAGAAAATAGAAATCAGCATATTGCTCGTAGTACAAAACATTCAGAAGCTAAACGAAAACAGCAGACTCCTGAATATCAGACTTGGATTGGAATGAAAAAGCGTTGTTATAATTCAAAAACAAAAGCTTTCTCATTCTATGGGGGTCGCGGAATTAGGGTTTGTAAACAATGGTTAACATCTTATTCTAATTTTCTGAGAGATATGGGAAGAAAACCTGGAAAAAACTACTCTATAGATAGGATTGATAATAATGGAAATTATGGGCCTTCAAATTGTAGATGGGCAACAGCTAAGCAACAAGCCAATAATCGGAGAAATCGTGCCATTAAATAAACCAAAATGCTACGTTGCTAGAGCAATGACTGGCCGGATTAAAGAAGAAGTCGTTGCCGAAGCCCTTCGAGATAAAGAACTCCTGGAAAAAGCAGGATTTGAAGTTCTTTGCCCTGTAAGTGAAGAAAATGTTCCTTCTACGAAGGAAGTTCTTCGTTCGTCAAAAAAGGCGATGGATCAGTATTGGCCGAGAGATAAAGCAATGATCCGAGAAGCTAATGTAGTCTTTAATATGTCCCCCCATCTTCCCTCATTAGGCGTTATTCGGGAATACGGCTATGCTCGGTACCATTTATGGAAAAAAGTAATTAGCGTGTTTCCAAAAGGACAACTTCCAATCAAGGCCGCAGTTTGCTATTATGAAGATGACTTTGTTACAGACAGCTTGGAATTAGCCATTGATGATGCCTTGAAAACCCATAAAACTCGCTATTTACGAATTCTTTGGAGACTTAGATTTTGGTTACAATCAATGGTTAAAGATAATTGGTTAAAGATGAAGGAGTTATTTCGATGATTGTAAGAGTAAATGGTTCCTATTATTTTAAATTAGAAAACAGCATTCATATGTGTGGAAAAAAGGACGATACACACCTGGAATATGGCTTACCAATGAAAATTAGTAACTCATTTTTTCAATACATTGATCAGCCTGGAGGAGTGATCCCGATTTCAGAAGTTAGAAAACTGGGTAGATTTTTATCCTCATATTTAAAGAAATATGATTCAAAAGAAGCAAGAAAAAAGTATTACAAATTATCAGAGCATACAAGGATTGTTTAGATGAAATCATTTTATCTTTATCTAAAGAAAGATGAGTATGAGCTAGATTTTATGAGAAACACGATTAAAATGCCTCTTCTGGCCTATATTTTTGCCTTATTTGGAAGAGTCATTTTAGATAATAAATTTAGGATAAAAATATGAGTTTTTGTCCCAAAGGATTTGTAAGAGCTTTCTTTGTAGTAATTTGGGAAGACTTTTGGGCTGATTTTAAGCAAGATACTAAAAATTTTTTATACAAACTTTTATTTAAAAGGATTGGATAAGTAATTAATTATGTCAAGATCAAAACTTTCTAAAATTAAGATGACTGTTGTAAAGTGTATGAAGTTGATTGATAAATATGACTATCGGATTGATCAAATGAAGAAAAGACAAGAGATTCTTAGGGGTACTTTACTTACTTTGAGAGCGCAGATTGAGACTAAGGAGGCACTTGACAATGCCATATCTTCCTGATGAACACAAAGTTGAGCTTGCAAAACCTTCGACCTTTCCTGATAAAGCAGGTGATTGGAATTTTCTTTTTAGTCAGGCATATTTAGCCTTTTGGAATGCAGAAGGAAATCAACGATATCATACTATCCATAAACTTGCTAAAGCCTCTGTATTTCCAGAGGAAGTTCCTGAAGTTGCTCTGGTCGAGCAAAGACTAGTTTCAGAAGGCGTCTATCCAAATGATCGGATGATAGCTAGGGCATTAGCTTTTACTGAATTTTATGCTCGAATTGGGTCATTTTATGAACGACTGGCTCGAATTAAGAATGGAGATTTAGTAGAATACAAGCAAGCTATAAAACAACTGGAACAAATGGTGGCAGATTATTATGCTCCAAAGGAAATAAAATGAGTGAATTTTTAACAAAAGATTCAGGAGAAAGACAAAGTTTCTCAACTGGAATGGTGAGAGATACCCAGAATAATAAACCCCGTTATGATTTAATTTGGCAACCAGGGCTTAAACGATTGGCAGAACTAATGGCTAGGGGCGCAGAAAAGTATACGGCCAGGAATTGGGAGAAAGCTTCAACTTTGGAAGAATTAGAGAGATTTAAAGCCTCTGCTTATCGCCATTTTATGCAATGGTTTATTGGTGACATTGATGAAGATCATATGGCTGGATGTATCTTTAATTTGTTCGGAGCTGAATATACTAAAGAGCGAATTATGACGGCAAAGATAGAATTGAGACAAGGGTAATATGAATAACCCATTAAGAGAAATCATTTACCTCGCAAAATGTAATAATATTGAAGTAAATGAAGTGACTGTTTCACCTACTTATTATAAAATTTTAGAGGATGAAGCCGTACTTACTCGCATTTATGATAAAGGCCCAACAGCATTACGGTTTAATAATGTAGTCATTAATAAACGAAAATGTAAAGGATGCTGCCAACATGAGTAAAAAAGAAAAAAAGCCACTTGATCCAGTAAAACAATTTAGAGAGTGGATGAAAAACACTTTACGTAGAGCTTTCTTCCGCTTTTGGGAACGGACTAAAGCAATTCAAGCAGCACGAATAGATCGTGGACTATATCAATGTGCTAGTTGTAAAGAAATTTCTAAAATTAAAGGAATGCACATAGACCATATTTCACCAGTAGTTGAACCTGCCACTGGTTTTACTAATTGGGATACCTATATTTCTCGATTATTTTGTTTAGCTTCAAATTTACAACTTTTGTGCAAACTGTGCCATGATAAAAAGACAGATAAAGAGCGTTTAGAACGAAAAGCAGCTAAAACTGGAGTATATAAATTAGGTCGAATTATGCCACAAGAGCAAAAAGATAAAATCTCTCAAAGTGAAAAAGGGAGAATTCCAACGAATTTAGCCTTACTCCCTAGTTTTAGACGAAGACAAATATTAGGCACTAATTTGAAAATTGGGCAATCTAGAGTATTTGAAAGTTTAAGCGAAGCTGCTAAGGTTCTAAATCTTAGTGTTGGTAATATTACTACTATTTGTAAAGGTAAGCGAAAAAGTTCAAAAGGATGGACTTTTAAGTACATTGAAAAGAGAGAAACCCAGACATTTGATAGTGGGACTACTATAAATTTATGAGTAAAGTAATCATGCTTAAAGGTCTTCCTGGCTCTGGCAAGAGCAAATGGGCTATCCAATTCTGTAAAGAGAATCCTGGATGGGTCCGTATTAATAAAGATATTCTTCGAGAAATGATGGGGCATTATCGTAATGGTAAAGATGAGCAGTTAATTCTTATTTGGAGAGATGCTCTGATCTTTAACTGTTTAAATAATGATAGGAACGTCATAGTGGATGATACAAATTTTCATCCAAAGCATGAAAAACGACTTAAAGAGATTGTTGCTCAATGTGATATGCTTTTCCCTGTTCAATTTGAAACAAAGTTTATTGATACTCCATTAAAAGAGTGCATTCAAAATGATTTAAAACGTCCGAAATCAGTTGGAGAGAAAGTCATTAAGAAAATGTGGAGAGAATTCCTAGCTCCAAAGAAAGAAGTCCAGAATTGGACTATTGGTTTGCCGAAAGCTGTCATTGTGGACATTGACGGGACAGTTGCTTTACATGTCGCTAGGGGGCCATATGATGTGGAAAAATGCAATACAGATAAACCCAATCGGCCCATTGTGTCCTTGGTTAATGAGCTATCCAGTCAGGGTTATGTCATACTCTTTGTCTCTGGCCGCGAAGAAACATACAGGGGAATGACTCTCCAATGGTTTGAGGACAGCAAAATTCATGGAGATTTTCTATGGATGAGGCCCACTGGGGATCATCGAGAGGATTCCATTGTCAAGCAAGAAATTTATAATGAAAAAATTCTAGGCAAGTACAACATCTTCTGTGTATTTGATGACAGAAATCGAGTTGTTGAGATGTGGCGTAATCTTGGATTGACGTGCTTACAAGTTGCTGAAGGAGATTTTTAATGTTTGAAATTACACAAAAAGGCAGTATTGTCACATTCAAAGTTTCTTACCATATCCCTTTTGCTGGAGATTGGGCCACGGATTTTACTCATGAATGTAATTCTGAACATGACGCTCAATTACTCTATAGTGTGTTATTTCAGGTTTTTGAGGAAAAAGTAACCAAAGTAAGACGAGAAGCATACACGAATGGATGGAAAGACAAAGCATCCAAGAAACCAAAAAATATATGGTTCAGTTGCGAACTATGATTGGTCTTGGCGCTAATATCATAGCAGCCATAATGGTTTTCTTGGCTAGTCATTCAAAATGAAAGAGAAATATTGGTATAAAATTACTCATGTAGAATGTCCTATGTGTGGACATTGTACAGTTGTAAAAGAAAGGGTCTATGGAGAAAAACCAAAAGACTCTAAAGAAGTTTACTTTTTTGAGCAGGATACAGCTTGTGCAAATTATGATATCTATATGGGGTCTTATTAAATGTTAAATTATCTTCAATATAAAAATGGAGTTCTTAAAGAGAACTTCTTAGATAATACTCCATTGGAATTAAAAGGACTTGGAATGACTCAAACAGAAAGAGAACGAGTATTTGATAGCTTAGCTGCTTTCTGTCAAGAAGAAGTTACGGTGTATGGGGATTTTGAAGATGGAGAGTTTACAATTTGGGCAGTAATGTTTAATGACCTTCTCTTGGGAACTAAGGAAACTGAAGCTGTAGCCAAATACTTAAAGTTTGAATTCTCAGACATTGGGGATACTTATAAAATCAATCAGATTGAAAAAATGAAACTAGAACAGGAGGAACCTCAAAGTGCATAGTTATTCGTCTATTTATAATTTAGGCCACAAGAGTGTAGAAACACTCTTTAATTCAGAAGTGCTGATTGAAGAAAAAGTGGATGGTTCGCAATTCTCTTTTGGTATGTATGAAACTGAGGGCTTGATAATGAAGTCAAAAGGAGCTAGACTATATCCACCCATTGAAAATAAGCTATTCAAGGCGGCTTGTGAGTATATAATGTCAATTCGACACTTACTGCCCCTAAACTATACTTTTCGAGGGGAAGTACTCTTTAGAGAACATCATAATACGATAACCTATGGCCGGGTTCCACGACATAACATTGTTATCTTTGATGTTGATAAGGGTGATCAGAATTACGTGAGTTATGCGGAAAAAGTGAAACTCGCTGAAACTTTAGATTTGGAAGTTGTGCCATCTTTCTTTCAAGGTAAAGTAACAGATATCAATCAGCTTAGAGAATTTTTTGAAAAAGATTCGTACCTCGGTGGAAGTAAAATTGAGGGTTTCGTGATCAAAGCCTATGATCAGTTTGCTGTGGACAAAAAGACCCTGATGGGTAAATGGGTTAGTGAGAAGTTTAAAGAAGATCATAGAGCTGAATGGAAGAAGTCAAATCCAGGTAATAAAGACTGTGTGCAGAACATAATCTTGATGTACAAAACTGAAGCCACCTGGAATAAGGCCATACAGCATCTTCGAGATGATGGGAAGCTTACAAACTCCCCCCAAGATATCGGTCCTCTTCTTAAAGAGATTAGCCAAGATGTCTTTAAAGAAAGGGCTGAGGAAATTAAAGAGGAACTATTCAAACAAGCATGGCCTCAGATTAGTAGAGGCATTACAGGTGGCTTTCCCCAATTTTACAAAGAGCAGTTAGCAAAAAGTATGTTCGAAAATGCCATATAGATTTCGTTGGAAACGATTAGAGTATCTAAAACGCTATCAACGAGTAAATAGAAAAGCAGTTTTAGAAGGTAAGCGTAGTTACTGGAAATCTCAGAGACTTGAAGTTTTATTACACTATAGCAAGGGAAAATTACAGTGTAACTGTTGTAAAGAAAAGACCTATGAATTTATGTGCTTAGACCACATAAATGGTAATGGCGCAAAACAACGTAGGAGACTAAAAACAAATTATTTGCTTAGCTGGCTTAAGCAGCATAAATATCCAAAAGGTTTTCAAGTGCTATGCCATAATTGTAATATGGCAAAGGGGTTTTATGGAAAATGTCCACATAAGAAAAACTAAACTCGCAGAATCAATGTTTCAATTAGAAGGAGTTACAAATGGCAATCTCAGTTAGTCGCGAGACAGCATCCACAGATTTCATCCTCCGTATTACAGACGATCTTCTTTGTGGAGTGAATAAGGTTGAAGTCATTTCTAAAATAGTTAATTCTGTTGCTGACTTTATGGCAAAAGAGTATGTTGAGCAGCACCAACAAGAAATTTTAGCCGAAGTTGATCCGAAGGTGATTATTAATGCACTTTCAATTAAAATTGCCGAGCAAGTTGTGAGTGCTCTTTTGGAGAAAAATAATGAAAAACTATAAATCCTTAGTTATTTTTGGGTGTGTCCATATTGGACATAGAAATGCAGACCTCAAGATGGCTCAACGATATGTTGATTTTGTTAAGGAGAATGATGCTGCTGCTCTTCTTCTATCTGATAACTTCGAGAATGTAATTCCAAAGAAAGGCCATATGATGTTTGATCAAGTTCTTACTCCCCAAGAGCAGTTGGATTATGGAGAAGAATTGTTCTACCCTATCAGAAAGAAGATCCTTGGCTTAGTTCAAGGAAATCATTCAAATCGTACTCGTCATGAAGCTGGTATTGATATGGACTATGAATTGGCTAAAAATTTAGGACTTAAAAAGCTGTATAATCCCAATCAAGGATTTACAGTTGTAAAAGCAGGTAAAATTAATTACGGAGTTGCTTATAAGCACGGAACAGGAGTGGGATCAAATACCTTCGGTAATGCTATTACACTTATGCGTCAATTTCCTTCAGCCGATATTTGTGCTTGTTCTCATACCCATGAGTTAGCAACAACCAATCGTGGATATTGGGATATTAATAAGCAAGGTAAAAGAGTACGGCATGATGTGACTCTTGTCAATACAGGCAGTTTATTAGACTTCCCATCATATGCGGATGAGGCTTATTATGCCCCTCAACGTAAGGGTTTTGCCATTCTTCAGCTTAATACCCAAACCAAAGAAGTCTTAGTCGATGTTTCAGGTAAGATCTAATGCTGGATGGACTCTTTGGGTTAGCTGTGGCCTGTGGTTTTGTTTGTTTAGTATTATTAGTTTGTAGTTCTTTGATTGTTGAGACTGTGGATAAAATTTTAGATATGTTTAATGACGAAAGTAAATAAGGAGAATAGAGTGAAGAATTTAGTGAAGAAATCAGTTAAAAAATTATTATTTGTTCTATTATTTGGAATGGTTCCTTTAACTTATGCAGATGTTAGTTCAAAAGTTGCAGAATTAAGAATTACTAAAGTTGAAGCTGAAGAAACAACTCCTATGGAATACTTAAATATCGAGACTTCTTCCCAACCTATAGTAACGGCATCGAATTTTGTCTGCTCTGCTGGATTTATTGACGGGGTTGGGGATTTAATAACAGCAAAACATTGTATTGAAGAAGCTGCCACAGTAACAGTTTTAACATCAGATAATCAATCCTATAAAGGCACGATTATTAGTTCTTCTGAATTGCAGGATTTGGCCCTAATTCATATTGATCGACTTGGTACACCTTATTTTGTTATGGCCTCCTCAGTTAGTCAAGGAGAAGAAATCTCTACATTTGGGTCGCCTTTGGCTTTAACTGGAACCCAATCTTGGGGGAAAGTAGCTCGTCTTTCTGGGGACTTAATTTTTATGGATGAAAGCGTTCTTCCTGGTAATTCAGGCGGAGTTGTCTTCAATAAAAATGGTGAAATGGTTGGATGTGCAATTTCAATAGCTGTTGTCGGGCCAAGTCTGACACATCTTTCCCAAGCTCAAGGGCCGGACTCAATTCGGTTCTTTTTAAGAAAAAATAGAAAAGCTTTATCTGAGTATGATATGTCTCCTATTTTTCATACTTTATCACCAAATCTACGTCCTACTATACAAAAATGAAGATTAACCTTTCAGGTACTATAAAGAGTCGGAAGAGAATCCATTATGGTAGGCAAGAGTGCTATGGGATTACTAGGGCTAATCGAGGTAAATTTAGTATCTATTTATCAGAAAGTGCTATGGAAGATGGCTATATCTTCTCTGAAACCATCCTTCATGAACTCCTTCATCTTTGGTTCTTTATTATAGGCTCCATATCCTCAAAGAAGCTATCTGAAAAAGAACAACATGAGGTGTTGGAAGAAGCCATACCCCGAATTCTAAGTCGTACAGGACTAATTCTTGAAAGGAAGGTAAGAAAGTGAAAAAGCCAAAACAATTAAAAAATAAAAGACGTAAAACAAAAACTAAAGAAAGACCCCATAAATGTCAACTTGAGTATTCTGCCATCCATTCAAGTGTTCATCAAAGTGTTTGGGTATGTAATAAGAGTGATTGTGAGATCGTTGTCATTGAACATGAGGATTGCGTTCTTTAGTCATGTATCTCTTTACAATGAATAGTGAGGCTGCCATTGTGTTCTTTGAGATGGTCCGAGAATTAGAGTCTTGGTATGGAAGACCCATAACTGAGGAAGAAAGAGTCATAATCCTGGCTGAAATGGCTAAAATGGGGTATGTAGACTCAGTAATGGAGACAAATCGAACAAAAGAGGAGATAATTCGGGACTCTGTGAAGAATTTTGGGAAGATTATGTACTTGAAAGAAGACGGAACTACTGATATACTATCTAAAGAGGATAATGATGGTTCCAAGGATTGAAGATGCTGCTAAACCTATTCGAGATGTCTGGGAGCTTATAACTAATGAGTATATCAGTCGTAACCCAGGAAAATATCTTAGCCTTAGCTGCGTGTATCGCTCGGTTGAAGAACAATTTGAACTCTTTAAAAAAGGACGAACAATGGATACTCAAGGGAAGTGGGTTGTCCAGCATCCAGAGCAGGTGGTCACTAATGTGGATGGGCATAAAGTTTTTTCTGCACATAACTATATGCCAGCTAGGGCTGTGGATGTTACGGTTTTCGATAATCAGACTGGAAAGCCTATATGGGAGGAAGGCAGCTATCATTGCCTGTTGGAAATTGCTAAAGGAGTCGGGTTGGAGTCAGGAGGAGCCTGGAAGTCGATAAAAGATTGGCCCCATATTGAAATTCCAGACTACAAAAACTATAATGGTTAAAATTCAAATTAAACGAGTCAAAAGATCAACTTATTATGAGTACAATCGAATTGATTCTCGATTTGTGAATGGTGCGGTTGCTACCTTTCCTGAACCTGGGCAAAATGTCACTATCTTCTTTGATCATTTAGGTTGGGGAGCTTGGCACACTTCATTAGTTACAGAGGTTATTCCGAGAAAGTCCTTGATAGTGATGAAAACAAGTAATTCTACTTATCATATCAAAAAGGGCTGGAAAAAGTCAAAAACTTATGTTGACTGAACTAAGAGAATGGACAATGTGGGTTGCTGAGTGGCTTATTGTTGGAATCCTTATAGCCGAGTTTTATTATGATAAGGCCAAGGATGATGCCAAGAAACAAAAACGTACAAAGACGACTAAACGCACAATTCCTCAAGTTTCTGGAGGAAATATGATCGAAGAAACAACTGAAACGTCAGAACCCATGGATTGGGGAGGCCAAAAATGATAGATTTGAGGAAATTGGCAGAAATAACCATGGATTTAATAATCAAAACTCCAGGGGATCGCCACGAACCTGACCTTGTTGACCATGTTTATTCAGCCCTTCTCAAAGTCCAAGAGAAAACGCGGAGAGAGGATATAAAAGTCGCTGATAATTATTGCACAGAATTAAATGAAGCAAGACCTTATTTTGACTCTAATGCTTTTATGGCTTCTGGTGTAGCAATTGTTATAGACAAAATTTACTCTCTTCTCGAATCAGAAGTGCTTGGTAAGGACAAAAAGGAGGTTTAAAATGTGTCAAGATTGTAGAGATCAATATGGTACAAGTCCATCAGAGCCAGGGGTATCAAAATCGTACAAAGCTAAATCCCATAAAATGGGGACTGGATGGAAAGGCCCTTTATGTGCACCAAATGATTTTAAGGAGATAGAAACGTATCACTGGAAAAAGGTAACCTGTAAAAATTGCTTAAAATTAAAGCCATGACAATGACTGTATTATTCATCCACAGCAGTTTTCAAAGTCTATTTTGGATTTACTTAAGGAGAAACAATGAGCACTAACTTACGTATTATACTTATGGTTTCACTTGGACTGAATTTTCTTTTAGGTTTGGCTACATTTATTTATAGCCGACGTGCCCATATTTTGGAAGAAAATTACAAGATGCAAGAATTTGCTTGGAAATTAGATAGACAAAGCTGGAAGAATGGGGACCCATTTATACCCCATATAGACTTTGATGGGACACAATGGTAATTGATATTCTTGGAGCCTTAGTTTGTGGAGTACTGGTTTTGATTATTGTAGCCGTCCCTATTTTAATTCTATATCAATTACTCCGATGATTTATAAAATTTGGAGACGTTTTATTCTTTGGGTTTATGCCAGCTTCTTTTAAACTTTCTTCTAAGGAGAATTAAATGGACAATTTTTTGTTGGGTATGGCTGTAGGGTTGAGTATTTCACTATTATTTCGGGTAATAGGGTATTAAATGTTTGGATATAATAACAAGTATTTACTCCTACATCCTTGGAAAGGGATGGAAAGGGCCTACTACCAACTTAAATGGTTCTTCCAAAGAGCTTGGAGAGGCTATGGAGACAATGATAGTTGGAGTCTGGATGACTATCTAAATTCCTGGCTCCCACAAGCCATTCGTAGCCTTAAATCCGGTTCTGGGTATCCTGTTGATGTCTATCTTACACTATATCCCAACGAAGATTGGATGAATATGGACCCCATACACTCTACTTTGGCTCATGCTCATTGGCATGAGATATTGGAGAGTATGGCTCAAGGATTTGAGGCCGCTGCTAAGATCAGTGCTTTTGAATTTGATGGGGCCACAGAACTAGACACTTTACAAAGACAAATGCACGAAGGACTTAGACTATTTAGCCAGTACTACCAAAATCTTTGGGATTAAGATGACTCGAACATATCTATTAGTCAAACAATTAATCCTTCTTGGACTTGTAACTTTTCAAGTCTTATTTATCTTTCAATTACGTTATGAATTATATAAAGCCCAAGTTTGTAATCGAGTATTTCAAGTATATCTTCAAACAAACTATGGTATTGATATAGACCTTGATAAGCTTTATCAAGATGGGATTAAATGGATAAACTAAATAACTAATTTGCTTCACCTCCTACGCTCCAGTCACCGTCTCAAAGAGTTTATGGGCCACTTGGTTAGGGTTGGGCCTAAAATAAAAAAGCCTCAGGCCGATTTAATTCGACTTGAGGCTTTCTCTTTTAAATATTATGTTGATTATTTGTTAATAACAAATAAAATTTAATCTACGTCTATAAGACCATCTCGTACTCTACAACTTGGACATCCGCATTTCTTTCCTCTTTTGGGAGGAACGTACTTAACAGGAGGAAGCATCTTTCCTTCCCTATCCCATGAGTACACAAATTGACAATCTTTACAAACAAAACTACGAGCCATTCCAGGAGTGTAGTATCCTAGTTGACCTTCTGACTTCGGGCAGACGGGGCAATATTGTATTTTTTTGGGGAACATAAAATACTCATACCCTAGTGTGACTTTGGAAAGCCAAGCATAATTGCTACAGCCGCCAATGCTCCAGATAAAGTACCCCAAATACCAGCCTTCACTTCAAGCTGATCAACACTAGTTTTAATAGTTTTAACATCGGCTTGAACTAGACGAAGTTCATCAAGAATTATATCTTGTACATCTTTTGGTTTTGACATTAGAGTTCCTTTAGTTTTGTGACTTGTAAAATTCGGCAGGAGGTATTTGTTTTAAAGCGGTTTTTGTTTCCCCCACAGAGAAACTGAAAATACGACGAGGAGTTCGTAGTCTCAACCTGCCAGTAGACCGCCAGACCTATTAAATTGAAGTTACTTAAGCATGTTTTTTAAGGTATTCATGCAAAGGGCCAGATGTGCTAGAGGACTTCTTTTTCTTCTCTGGAAGTTTGGTTCCCTTAGGTGTTGCCTTTTCAAACTCTTTTGCAAGTTCGGGTTTTTGAGAATACATAAATCTGCGCTGACTTTTTGATTCAAATGGCATTTTAGCTCTCGTAACCTCCAAAATTTGCAATCCAAGTCATACTTGTGTTGGCAGCAGGAGTACATACGACTCGGATAACTGTTCCGGCTGTAACTGGAATTGGCTCTGAGAATGTAACTATCCTCATTCCTGTTTGTGACGTAGTAGGATTTGTTTCTGTAGAGGTAAAAACTTTAGTTCCAGATGGCATTTCTAAACTAGCAGTACCAAGAATAGAGGCTGTGGCTGATAAAATAGTAAGCCGAGTATCATATCCGTAGTATTCAAGCCATAAAGTTTTCCCTGCTGTTACAGTATACGTTAAAATAACTTGGTCGGCTGTAGTAGCCGTTGTTACTAAAGTGCCTGTTTTAAGGACAGGGGTTCGCCCACTTCGGTCAATTGAGACTAGTTGATCAGCAGGAAAGTTTGAAACTGAGACACTTCCTGATATGGGCTGTGTGGCTGGAAAATTTGAGACTGAAACCGATGAACCACTTACATCTGCATTCAAAGCTCCAGAAGGAGTAACTTTAACTTCAACATAAGAGCCTCCACCTGCCGTCGTATGCCCATAAATAATTGAATTGGTAACAAGACCAACATCTGTATCAACTGGAGTGCCACCAATTACTCTGGCATCAACAGGTGTGCCACTTGAATTAACAATTTGGGATTTTTGAGTTCCGTTTGTAGTTGCTAATTCAGAAACTTGAAGCCCATTAGCTCCGACAGTGGCTTTAGATGTACCATCTAAAGTCCCATCCATGATCTTAACATACTGGACTTTGACAGTGCCTAATGTTCCATCAATTACTTCATCGGCTGCAACTACATTCCCCGCACCTGGAGTGATGCTTACGTTGTCACTCATAAATTTATCCTAAGCCTTATCCTAAACTCTGTCTTATAATTGTTCCTTCCGTGGTTTTATAAGAAAGTTGGTATGTCATTAAAGAAGCCTGTGTCAAAGAAAGAAGAAGACCTATGGGTTGTCCTATATAACTAGTTTTAAGTACCCACATTTGATTTAGTAGTGGCGATACAGGATCTACAACCACCTCATCAATAATTAATTGTCTTCCTGTTATTCTAGTCGCCATTTAGTTACTTTACTTCATGTAATCTGTAATTAACAGATCATTGGTTAAAGGGGCCGTAGTCATAGTAATCGTATCAGTAGTAATTGTGTAATCAACTGTTACTTTTTGGCGTAATCCGTTTAAATACAGTTGGACAGTTCCTACAGTTGGAGTATTTGCTAGAGTAAAAGTTACATTCACTCCATCTACTGTTCCACTTGGAACTTCATTAAAAACAAAATTTGAGGGAGTAAGGGTTCCACCACCAGTTGAATCAACATACGCCTTTGTTGCTACATCTTGTGGGTTAGTTGGGTCAGTAACATTAGTGAGCTTATGCCCAATGCTAATGTCTGCATCCCAATTAATTTGTGTAGAAGCTCGTATTTGTGTTGACATATCTAATCTCCAAGAAAGTATTTAATTCCAATTTCATCCCCAATTGTAAGAGGAGTATCAAAATTAAAGATTACTTTACCATTTTGAATCTTATAAGTAGAAGAACTTTGCACCAACCCATTCCAACTAACAATCTCTGTTCCAAGGGCCATTGAATCAGAGATTAAGAATTCTTTTGATGTAACAGTGAAAGCATCTACAATAAACCCATTATAAGCAGTAAATGTTGCTCCAGATGGATTTGCAAGCATAATGCTACCTATTCTGCTACCTGACCTTGAAAATGATCCATGACCTTTTGATATTCAGGATGTGATGTTGCCAACACAAAGTGTGTAGCAGCCAGATTATTACCACCTTGCTTAGCAGCATTAATAAGCATTGGCCCATAAGTTTGAAGGGCCTTTGTAATTCCTGCGTCAGCAGAAAAGTTTTTCATATTCAAATATCCATCAAGAATTCGTCCAGCCAAATGTCCACCATCAATACTTTCAGCCGTATAACGCCCTATAGCAGCTCCACCGATACCACCACCAGGAATTCCTGTCATATGTCCTGCACCAAATCCCAACCCTGTCATCAGAAGCTTTAATGCTCCTCCTGGACCCTCGGCACCAAAATTTTCCTTAGTTTGGGCATTTTGAAGTTCGGTCAAGATATCAATACCAGTTAAATCTTTTAATTTTTGGGCCAAGGTCATTTCTTCTGGTTTGCCTTCTTTAAGAAGATTTCCAACCTTCCCAAAAGTTTTATCCGTCGGTATGCCCTTTTCAATTCCAAATAAATCTTGTAGTTTAGATGATAGGTCAGCAGCTTCAGCCGAAGGAGCCATCTTTTCTGCATAGGTTGGATTAGTTTCTCTGAGGACTGAGTTTAACTTCCCACCAACATCTTTTAAAGCTCCTTGAGCAGCACCAGCTTCAGGATTGCCATAAACACTGGCTTTTGTAGAGGCTTGAATTCTATCAATGACTCCACGAAGAACATCTTCAGGAATTTGTCCATTATTAGCTTTTGCAATCTCAGCTAATCGTCCATATTGCCCTTCAAGTGTTTTGATGGCAATTTCATCTGCTGCTGTGGCAGGAACACCATTGGTTAAATACTTACTGGCTTCATCTTGAAATAGTTGTTTAAGATTATCAGAAAGATTTTCAGCTCCTTTAGGATAGGAAAGAAGAGGAGAGGTTGTAGAACTTAATTCATTTCGCGCAGCTTCACTTAGATGTCCAGAAGCTCTTCCAATATCGTTAGTTAGGTTGGCTAGTTTAGTAGCAATCTGCTCTTTAGACATAGCAGAATTAACAATATCAGGATTTTGTAAATACTTCTCAATATCAGAGAGAGAGGTTTTCTTTCCCAGGGCAGCCAATCCACCTTTAGCACTGGATTCTAAACTAGAAGCAGCTGTCCCAAGTAAAGGTTCTAAAACTTTATTAACGGCTGTCCCAAATACTGCTCCAGTCCCACCACCGATTAGGGCTTCTTTAGGAATGTCTGTAACCTTCTTGGCTGCGTCTATTCCATAGCCAGCACCCGTCAGGGCCATTCCAGCCAACCCTTCCGGAGCTACAACGCCTGTTCCAACCATTCCAGCCGTCTTTCCAGTACCATAGGCTACAGGATGTTGTTCCCAAGCTTTATCTTTAAGATCTTCTAGTTTTTGGTGTTCAACATCATAGGTTTCAGGGCCTAAAGCAGACTTAACTCCGGCAATAGCTGTTTCAGCCCCAGGAAGGCCACTCATAAGGCCCATAGCCCCTGATTTAAGCATTCCAAGGTCTTCTTGGGGAGTTTGTGAGGCCTGACTTGCTAGGTAAGCATCGGGATCAAATGAAGAGGGATTTGATGCCTTAGCTAAATAAGCATCTGGATTAAAGGCCATAGTTATACCTTATGGAGGGCAAGAATTTTGGCAGCTCTAGGATCAGAAGGATTGGCATTCGCCCAATCGATGGCTTCTTGATCTTCAGAAGTTAGTTGTTTAGGACCTGCAGGACTGACAGAGGTTGTAGGAGTAGGTGAGGGGGTTCCAAGAGGCTCTTTAGCCCCAGGAGCCATATCATGAGCAGCAGTTGTCATTTCACTCAAGGCCGACATTGCACGTTGAAATTTAGCTGGATCATTCTTTTCCAATTCATCAAATATGACTCGATTAAAGCCAAGATTATCATTGATGGCTTTATTATCAACATCTTTAAGTTCTCTAGTCAACATAACTAAATGATCACGAATTTCAGGAGTATTGATGGCTTCGGGTTTACCCATAATTTGTCCCAATAGTTGTCCAGCAGCCCTTTGAATACTTCTATAGTCTCCATGCTTCATCATTTCTTGGTCAGGCACTCCGCCTTTATAAATACCTTGGAGGTCTGATACCAAAGAAGAATAATCTTGTGATGTTAATACTTTATTAGAGGCCGTGGCTAACAATCGATCAGCTCTCATGTTATTAACGGCTGCAACACCTAAAGCTTTACGAGAACCAGCATTGATGGGATTAACAGCAGCAGCAAAGCGTTCCCAACGTCTTTGATTAAATTGATCTTCTTTTTCTGATAGGGCTAAGGCTTTAGAATCAGCAGAATTTTGACGACTGATTTTAAGGGCTTCCATTTGCATAGCCTTGTTATCTTTCATGGCCTGTGACTTCATCATGGTATCAATTAATGGGAGTTTATCCCCGATGGCCATAGCCGACATTTGAGTAAAATTAGCATTTTTAGCCAAGTCTGGAGCAATTTGAAGAACCATTTGTCTATAGGCTTTAGAGATATCAGATTGTGGATCATTCTTCATCTTATCTTCAAAAGCTTTCTTACGATCTTCAGAACCTTTTTCCAGCCCCTTAACAATCTCACCAGTGACAGGAGTACCTGCTTGAGCACCGAAGGCAGTACCAGCACGACTAATTGCATCACCAGCTCCTCCAGCCAAAATAGGAAGAATACCTAATTTACGTTTCTTTGCTTCTTCATCCAGCATTTGCTTCCGACGTTCATCATCAGATGTGCTGTTGGCTAATAAAGCCTCCATTGGATTCACAGGAGTTTTAGAGACTAAAGGGGCAGTTTTAGATTTAGCCGCTTCTGAAGGAGCTATAGACGATACAGGAGTAGCCGGAATAGCTGGAGTTCCAGAAGGAACAGAAGTTATGGGAGTTGCATCAGGTAAATTCGGGTTAACTTTAGAGATATCTCCTGTAGGCATTGAAGGCATTGCGCCATTCATTGTGACTGGAGAAGATGATTCCTTCATATCAAAAGACGAAGGAGTGGAATTTGCAGAAGGCAGTTTAAAATCTAAAAGACCAGAATCTCCTGAGATAGGTTCAGACGGTTCAGAGGTATCTGACGGTTTAGACGTGTCAGAAGAGGGGGCTTCTGGTTGTGTCTCTGGAGGGACTAAATCTTTCATTGCCTCTTTAAGATTCGGATCTTGAGAGTAATTCTTTAATTGATAATTAATATCCTCATCCGTAGCATCAGGATTGGCTCCTTTTAAGAGTGTTTTAAGAGCAGTTAGAATATCAGCCACATTAGACTCCTTTAGGTTGTCGAAGACGACGAAGTGCCACAGTCATAGGATCTTCTTTAGCCAATGTTTTATCCACAAATTTAGGAACTTCTTGAGGATGTTGCACCACAGTTCGAGGCAGAACGATTTCACCAGGACTTAATTTAGCCGAAACAACATCATTTTTAGGACTGTCTCCAGAAACTTCAGGAGTTCCAGGAACTTGTCCACCTGCTCTAAAGTCATGGATAGGGGCATTAATCATGCCACCATTGGCTTTATCTAAGTCGGCATATTCGTTGGCCTTGGTTGCATGACTACCAAGTAATTCTCCCAACTTTTCAGCCCAACTTCTATCATCCTTTGGTTCTTCTTTCTTAACTTCAGGTATAGGAGGATGTACAGGCTCAGTTGAAGAGACAACTCCACCTTCATCATACCCTAAAGGAGCCTTGCCGGGTTTAATTGTTACCATTCCACCATTGGCCATCTTAACAGATCCACCGTAGGCAAACTGTTTTACAAAGTCATTATAGGCATCTTCCAATGATTTATTCTCAGGTTCAGCTTCTTCCCTTGAAAGTCCTTTATTCTCATTCAAAGGAGGAGCAATATCTAAACTATGTTCAGGATGTGAACAGAATTGACCAAAGCATTCATGAGAATACCGATTTTCTGGTTCAGCATGGTCAGGAGACATGGCTTTATTCTCTTCAGGTGTTACTTCTCCACCTTCTGAATATCCAACACCCTGTCCCGGAAATTGTGGACCTATTTTTTTCGTGGCTCCAGAAGTCACAGCTCCAGCAGCAGGACCACCCATCATGTAACTACCAGCCGTTGCTCCACCTTGTATAAGTCCACCAGTTAAAGCTAAATCAGCCCCTTGTTCGGCTTTCTTTTGGTCTTCAGCCGACTTCGCCCATTGATCATATTGTCCAGCAATTCCTTGAGCTTTTTGTAATGCGTCATTAAAGACTGTCTGATTTTGAGCAGCATTATAGGTTTTATTGGTATTCGCAATACCCGTATTTGCATTAGAAATATTCTGGGCATTTTCAAGATTGGCTGCTTGGGCTTGATTAGCCGTACCTGTATTATAACGATTAGTTTCATTGCCCGTCTGGGCATTAAAAAGGTCAATAGCATTCTGGGCATTGGCTTTTGTAGCCTTCTCTCCAAATTCCTGTCCTTCAAGAGATTGTCCAAGTCCACCAGCAGCTTGAATTGCTTGTAGAGCGCGTTGTTGTGCATTGGCAGCCACATCTGTACCAGCCTGTGATGCCCTATCAGCCGCAGCTTGCTCACTCATGAGAGTGTTTGCCATTTCCAGACCTGATCCACCTACTCCACGTTCTTGTGCATTTTGGAGGACTGAGGCATTACGACTCTTGGCCTGTTGGTTAGTTTGATTAGTAATGTCCTGTAATTGGGCCTTATCGATGGCAGTCATCCCACCCTGTGTCCCAATTTGTTGTAATTGAACGAGGGCTTGTTTAGCCGCACCAGTCAAAGAAGGATCAGTTGCAATATCATTGAAGGCATTAGATTGTAAAAGTTGGGCTTCAGCCTGAGCTGGAGTCAATGTTCCAGCACTAACTTCTTTATCCAATTGAACTTGTAAATCTGCAAGAGCTGGAGTTTTAATAGAATTAAAAGCGTCAAGTGCAGATTGCCTCATTTTGTCGGCTTTATCTGAACCTGAACTGCCAAAGAGACTTGAAAACATTCCCATCGTAATTACCTCTTAAATTAAATTTATATGCCGAGAGTCGAAGCTGCAACTGGAATAGCCGGATCAAGCCCACGATTAGTCTTATGATGCTCATTCATCTTTTGTTGTAAAGCTTGAATCCATGAATCCATCAAGGCATGAGCTTGCTCTTCAGATTGTCCTTTTGCTTTTAAGGAAGCCTTAGCAACATTCATATAGGTTTGGAAAGGTTTACTGGTTAAATCCCCTCTTCCTTGAACCACGGCTTGGACGGCTTGAAAAGCATTTGATTCCATTGATTGAAGGGCTGGATTATTTGCTGGATCAATCCCTTGCCGTTTACCTGCATCAATAATCTTTTGGATAGAATGAACAGCTTCATCTGAAGATACTTTTCCTGCATTAATAGCATTCCAATCTAATGTCGGATTTGTGTTGACTAAAGATTTATCTTGAGTATCTACAGATTGTTTTAAATATGATGTTAATTCTTGAGGATTAACACTGGCATTAGGATTCGCAGTTCCAGCCTTAGCTGCATCGGCTGGATTAAGTACTCCACTGTAATCAGTTCCAGTCAATTGTTTATAGGCCTGAGCATTGGCATATTCTTCTGGAGAGGCCACGTTGGCAGCCGTTATTGGATTTTGTGTAAAGTAATTAGAAATCTCAGGATTTTGCCCATAGTCTTTACTCAGTGTTTGAAGATACTGAGAAATTGTAGTTAAATTTTCAGGTGAAACTCCAGCCTTTTGTAAATCTTCTGAAAGAGCATCCAGATTGCCAGATTTAATATCCGTTTGAATCTTACTTCCAGCCGTCTGAGCTGCTTGTTGAGCCACCGAGACTTCAGAATTTAGTTTATCTTGAAAAGATGAAAGATTTCCTGCAAAAGCTTTTTGGGTATTGGCCTTCGTTGCCTCTGTCGTTTCACGGGCCTGTTTAGCTGCATCGGCTGTAGAGCCGGAAGCAGCTTTGAGATAATCCTGAACTGATTGAAATCCTTGCTGAAGAGGAGCAACATTTGAATAAGCAGATGAATTTTGTAACAGCCCTTGATCAAGTCCTTTATTCCCTTGACCATAAACTCCAAACTTATCTTGAAGAATTTGCTCGCGACCACCCGTAGTTTTTAGTTCTTCTCCTGTTTGAGAGGCTTCATTAGCCGCCTTCGATGCATTCTCATATTGATCCGAAGACTCTAAAGAAGAGGGACCAGAATATTGCGCATTATACTCTTTTTGAAATTCGGCCAGTTTTCCAGCATCCCCAGTGACGGCTGTAGGCGTTTTAAGGGCTTCATTAGTTAAATCCGTATTTTGCTTCACAGTACCAGAAGTAATCTGATTTTGGGCATTCTGAGCCGATGTATCAATGGCTGATTTTGCAGTATTAAGTCCTTGACCTACTGTACCTACAAATTGATTACCAAGAGTCTCTCCTTGAGGTTTATTGGCCCCAAGGTAATCTTGAATCGTAGCAAATGATTGGTTAGGTTGATTAGTTTGAACAGGCTGAATGGTAGAAGGATTACCAGTAGCAGGAGTGGTTGCAGTAGTTGTAGGACTGGCTGCACCACCACCTCCAGCTCCAATGGCAGGAGAACTAGATGATTGATTTTTATTCTGTTCTTCGTCTGGATTTTCTATATACATTTTAGTTCGTTTTATTTCACAGTGACTACAAAGTTATATTTTTTAGTCGATGTAAGGCCTTTAATTCCATTAATAACAACTTGATTATTTATGAAATTCCATGAGACTTGGGGGTAAACCGGAGTATAGCTCCCATCAGCATTTGTACAATAAGCATTTAGCTCAACGATCTGTCTGCCTAATGCAACAGGGAAGGAGAAGGTATTATCAGTATCCAAAGCTCCACCAACAATTGAAAATTGTTTGACTACACATGAAACATTATCTTGAAGAGTTATTTGACTGGTTAATACTTGATTAACGGCTGTCATAAACTGATTCAAAGGGTAAATAAGCTTACTTACCCATTGTGGGGCTTCTTGAAAATCTTGTCTGTTTAAAGAGGGAGTCTGTGGGAGCTTCATAGTGAGTTAAATATTAGTGAAAGCGTTGAGACATTTCTTGGTAGAAAATTGCAAATCCATCGAGGGCAAAATGAGTCAATGCCACATCTTCACTCAAAGTAATAATTAACCAATGTCCTCGTCTTTGAGAAATTGGAACTAATCCTCGGATAATCTTGGGTAATTGTAAACTACCACTTCCAAAGGGTGAATCACCCCAAGGCTGATTACCAAATCCAGTATATCTAGGCATTAGGGTAAAGGACGTATTTTGTTCAGTAAAATCAGTTAAACAACCTATTTCAACTGAAACAAATTCAGCCTGGGAAAAGACGGCCTGGAGTTCTTTAAATTGCTTCACCATTCCAGGATTTCCACAAGATTCAGGTACAAACTCAATGTTCAGTGGAATTGGAGTATAGACTAAAGCCCCTCCATTGGACCATGTAGCCACTCGATCTACTGTAATTGTAGTTGCATCTACCACATCTGTAACGATGGCAATGGTATCCGACTCACTCAATGTAAAGCCTTCTTGGACATTGGTTGTACTAGTTAAATTAACTGTCTTCCCTGAAGAACCTGTAATAGTTACTGCATAGGAATTATCAGCATAGTCAGTAACGGCAAAATTTTTACGCTCTTGATAAAGATAGCGTGAACTAGAATCTCCAGAGCCAAAATAAAGTTTATTATCCAGTGGATTAACAAATCCCGTCTTCATATTAAAGGGAAAAGTCCACTGAGTCCAAGCATCGGTTATATAATTGTAAACAAAATATTGTGTTGCAATGGTATCAGTAGTATTAGTAACAGTACCCAGGATATATTTATTTTCTGATTCATAAGCAATTCCAAATGAGGCAGTATCAAAGTTAGTATATTGAGGAGAAGAAAGAATAAGTAAATCTTGTTTGATGGGTTGGGACTTAAGAATGGCTCCTTCATTATAAGTCATTGTAATCACAGTTTGCTGTGAAAAAAGAAAAACCTTATTATTCAGGGCTACAGCAGTTTCAATTCCACGAAGAATCGTAGTCGCATCAACTAATACAACTTGAAATGAGTTGGTATCTGTTCCTACAATTTGAAAAACACCATCCTGTTTAAAAATCAAAACATAGTCTCTTAAAGCTATGATTCTTAAAATACTTTTATCTGCCGCCCCTACAGGCAAATACTGAAGAAGAGGAACAGCTTCAGGTTGTTGAAATTTAGAAATATAAACTCTATTAGGAGAGTTGACATTCGATGATGTTCCAGTTGTAAGACCGATATTAGGAACGAAGGCTCCTGTTCGAGAAGAAGCCACATTAAATGAGCTTCCTCCGATACCGCGTTCAGTTAATTGAATTCTTCCTGGAAGTTCAGAATAACCAGATTGATAATAGGCATAGACGGTTGAACTAGTATAACGATTAATAACTCTAACTAATGAATTAGCCGTATTTGTTATATTCTGAGAAGGAGTCCCACCAGTAAATAGTTGAAAGAATCCAGAAGCAATAGTTTCAGATGATTTGGCTGTATAGACCACCCCACCAATCGTGACTGTATCATTTACTTGCAGGGCTGGAGAACCAACTGCCACTAATGTTACTAAAAATTGTTGTTGAGAAGTAGTATTGCCATAGAAGGTAAAATCTTTAAAGGTAGTCAGGTCAGTGGCAATTGGAGGTTGATAGTTGGCCTGAGCAATACCTTGTTGACTTGAGGCTGTATAAATAAAAGCCCCTTTTAAAGAATCATCGATGGAATCCGTGACTGTAATTACTTTTGCGGTGATTTCTCCTGAGGTTGGAGTACCAGTATATACAAGAGCACACTCGTCATTTGGTTCAGTTGTTAAATTTGCTGACATCGGACTACGATAAATTTCATAATTCCAAGTTGTTGTAATTTCAACCGGAATTGTAAAAGTTAAAGAAACATTTGTTGGACCACCAGTATTATTTGAAACAACAATTCGTTGAGAGGGTGCTCCACGATCTGTATTATTGTTGGCGTCTTTAATAGTCCAAAGAATTCGATAGGCAACTTGAGTTTGGTCTACAAACCAACCTGAACCAGTAGTGGTTCCACTTCCATCTAGTCCAGGGGGAGCACCAGCAAAAATTGGAGTTCCTGCTATCGTATCCAACTTCTTAATGCCTGTTGAAGTCGTAAAGTAGATATTTTTATTAGCCAGAGTTGAATGAATGGTTATAGCCCCAGTTGGAGGAGCATAAGTTCCAGAATAATCCGTTCGGGTTAAAAAATCTGAAGAATAATAGGCTAATTTATTGGTATAAGAAGCAATAACTTGATTTTGAAAACTATAAAGTTTATTAACATTGGCCGTAAAGACTGGCCCAATTGGATTAATCCCTCTTCGTGGTTCCAACACATGAGGACGATCAAGAACAAGATTTCCTGCCACAGTTAAAGCCCCTTTAGGAACAGCAGAAAGAGGATTTGGGTAAGTCCAAAGACCTACAGGTTGTAGATCAACTGTTTCTTGGAGTTGGATTGGAAGAGAGTTTTTACTCACCAAGGTCCCCATAAACGATTACGAATTGGAATTTTTCTAGGACTTCCATCAATACGGGGAGAGAGAACATTAATTAAATCTTTCTTTTCTTGTTCTGCTTGGGCTTGGAAGACTTGAAATGACGGATCACCAGAATATTGAAGGATTCGGGCAGCAGTCAGAGACTCAAGTAAGCGTTGGCATTCTACCGGAACTTGGGCGATGGGAGCAAAATTGGCTGTACAAAGAAACATTCCAGGTAAAAGTCCTACTGGAAGAGCGGGAAATGTTACAACACTACCTGCCAAGGAAGTAATTGGAAGATCATCTCCAAATGACTGAAAAGGAGGCATATTATTAATAATGTCAAATGTAGTTGTAGTACCCCACACTGTAGGAGAAAGATCAACTGTGATTTGGTTTAAATTATAGTCAACATTAAGAATTGTAGCCGCTTGTCCATCGGCTCCTTGTAGGCACAAAGTATTCGGACGACGAAAGAAAATCATACGGACAAAAGAGTAATTTCCAGATCCGACTAAATTTCCAAGAACAAGGACAATAGAATTATCACGGGGATAAAATCCAAATTGATAAGGAGCATAGGCCCAAGAAGATTTAAGATCTTCAGGATTAATATAATTTAAAAGAACTTCACTTCCTTGATTATCAACCAAGCAAACATCCCTCAGTTTCATGCCTGTAGCTCTTTGAGGCATGATGTAGGTTGTTACGCCTTGAATAAAAGGAGTATCCAAATTCTTAACAAAATACTCTCCTTTAATAGATTCAATATATGGAATTAATACTGATTGAACCTCTTCTGAGGCAATCCGTACCATATCTGGATCTGTTAAAAGATTCTGATTTGAAGCACTCATGCTACGCTGTTTAACAGAGGCTAAAAGTGTAGTAACACTGTAGTCAATTGCCATAGTTTATTTCCTTCTATTAGTAGACTATAAGTCTATAAATAGACTTTTTAACTTATTCAATCTTATTGAAGTTTCTTTCTTTTTTCGGCAACTAAGGCAGCAATTTCAGGAGGCAAGTCTTCTTCATGATCTTCAGGAAGTGCTCCAGTTTCATCGGCTTGTCCCGATCTATCTAAAAGACCAGAAAGAGCCTTATCATCATGTTCTGAACTCTCCATATCAGGAGATTCCATAGATTCTTCCATCGGATTATCTGAAGGTTCAACTTTTGCAGCAATCTCAACGTGTTTAGATGGATGGCCATCGGGAAGCATTCTCTGTGATTCCATATCTGTCATTTCATCGATGATTTTTTGGAGTACGGTTTTAATCATATCCATATCTTGGGATTTATCTTGAGGCATCATTGTTAATTCTCCTTAAAGGGACTAAAATTTTATAATCTTATTTACAACTAACGTAGGCTGAATACTAGATCCATTAGTAATAGAAGGGGTTTGTGAGTCAGTTCCAGGCGTAGCTGAGCCTGAATCTGGGGCTGAACTGTCTCCAGTGTTTAAAAATACAGTTTCAGTAGTTGTGGCCGTGGCTGATACCGAACCTACCTGATTACTTCCAATAGATGAAGTTCCAAATGACCAACCCGCTCCATCAGTTCTAGCATTAGCTACATTGGCTGGATTTGCTCCACAAGCTGGACTTGGGTGACGATGTGCAATCGTATGAGTATGGCTATCTACAGTATGAGAATGGGCTGATTGTGTTTGGGTATGCGTTTCAGAGCCAACAGTTGCACCCAAAGTTGGAAATGAACCACCAGAAGTTTTTCCTGCCAAGACAGTGCCTCGTCCATCAGGAAGATTAAAGGTAGTTGTAGTATCACCAGGACCAAAGGCAATTCCGATGACATTAAAAAGATTTACATAAGTAGTACGACTTACAGCACTTCCATCACAAAGAAGGTATCCAGCAGGAGCCGCAGTTCCACCAAAATCTAAAATCGTGCCTGTTGGATTTCCTTGTTGAATATAAAGCCAATTTGAATCACTGACTTGATTAGGCAAAGCGTTATTTACATTGCTATTGACTAAGGAAGCGTATAATTCTACTGTCCCAGTCTTTCTAACATAGCTTCCGATAGAGTAGGTTACTAAAGAATCCCAAATTGGTATTCCACCTTGCATAATTGAAGCAAATTGATTTTGAATCGATGATGTTACTCCTGAAACATAGCCCAATTCAGTCGATGTCACGGCTGAAGTAGTTATTAACCCTGCTCCATCAGTTTCAAGGGCCTTCGATGCAGTCAATCCATGAATTGCACCCACTTCAGTATCCGTAGTCAAAGAAGCTACTGGAAGTCCATTAGAATCACTTACGAGGGCTTTGCTGGCTGTGATGGCTGTAAGACTATCAACGAGATTGCTGCTAGAAGGATAATAAGCCAGTGTATTCGCCAACCCAGGAGATACAGTACCACTTCCACCAGTTGAAAGAGGAACTCCATCAAATGTCAATACGTCTGCATTACTGACAGTAAGAACATGATCTCCCATGTTAGTCGAATCACGCCAGTAAATTCCGTCTACATTATTAGCTAACCGAATAGGCCCAGTACTAGCTGGATTCGTGCTTCTCGATTTATAGTAAAGTGACTTTAATCCAAAGGCCCCACCAAAATCAGTTTCAGCCGATAGAGTAAAACTGCCTCCAATGTTTTGAAGACACCCTTGAGCAATAGCAACAAAATAATTATCTAAATTCGTACCCCAACCAATTTCATTGGGCGTAGGAATAATGTAAGTGGAACCGTTAAACGGGACCAGAATTGACATAATAAAACTCCAGTTAACTAAATGATCTTAATACTTAAGAAGGCAATCCAAAGTCAGTTGTAACTTCAGTTCCCTCAGAACCAGCAACCAGGGTTGCATGAGCAAAAGTAAAGTTAGATGTATCAATATTAACTGTACCCACGGCATTTCCAGCAGTTCCAGGATTCACAGCAGTAATTGTAACCACACCAAGGGCAGAGTCGGCAGTAACAACACCAGCTAAACCAGTAGAAGCATTAATAGAACGTGCAAGTGAGGCAGCTTCAAGAGCAACAGTGGCACTAACAAGATACTCATTAGCCGATTCATCAGGTGAGGCTTTGGCAGTAAAAGTAACTCCACCAATAGTCATGGTTTGATCAGCAGTAGCAGCACCAGTAAAAGTACCAGTACTGGCAGCTTGAAGAGCGCCAGTTGAGACAGTAGTAAAAGAAAGTTGTGAACCATCAATCATATCACCAATTAGTTTGTCAAGGCCATTGACATCAACTTGATTGGCAGCAGTATTGAGTTGTAACAGATTCTTCATTGTTTCAGCAGAATCGGGAACGTGTAAAAGGATTTTGACAAATGACGACATAATTATGACTCCTAGAAAAAGATAGACTATTGAAAGACGACCGAAGTCTTTAGAAACTCTTAGTCTGTTAGTTTGCTTTAACCGTAAAGGGGTTAGCTTAAGACTTAGCTCAATGCAATATTATAGATCTTGACTGAGCGAGCCGGAAGAGTACAGAAGATCTGTTGGTTCGTCCAAAGGCGAAGTTCATAGGCATTGTAGCCCGGAACGTATTGAAAGAACTCATCAGAACCCATAACCTGCGGCATGAACTCAATGTCCATAGACCCAATCCGTTGATAAGTATCAAACGGAAGAATGAAGCAATCGCCTTCTTTCACATAAAGTGAAGGGGTGATGTTCATAACGCCATTCTGGGAGTAGAACGTAAGCTTCTCAGCCCCATTCTCCATCATGGTTTTCTTGTAGCTTGAGTCAAACCGACGAGCACCAGACTGGCTGGTAACGAGGTTGGCCCAAACTTTGGGGTTGATAACGGCATCAACAGCAGTATCCAAACCACGGCCAACGGCCACGGCAACGGCATTCTGCAAGGCAAGGAAGGTGAGTTTTCCATTGCTGTTGTTGATAACATTTGATTTCCACAAGTCGTAGACTGCGGCATCAATATTGAAGAGCATTCCAGTGTTATTCAGAATGTAGTCAATACCGAACATTTCATTACCATGAGCACTATTGAAGTAGATGGTAAGAGCAGCCGGAGAAGTTACAACCAGGGCATGAAGGGCAGCGATACCAGTTGAAGAACCAGAAACAGTCAGCGTATGCAAAGTCGGATTAACGGCTTTGATCGTGAAGACTGAATCAGCTCCAGTTGATACAAGGGACGAGCCATTGTAGAACTGGACTTGGTTATTAACTGTACCAGCCCAAATACCATCGCTCCAAGACTGTTGCGTGAAGGCAACAATTTCGTCGCTACCGGAAGCAGAAGAACCAGTCAAGGCAGTTGTGCCAAGACCAACGCCACCGTAAAGGGCAGCGAGTTCAACTCGTTTGGACATAGAATCAATCATACGTTTCGTGATGAGCTTCGTTGCGGACAAGAAAGCTGCACCCGATCCGAGAGATTGGGACAGAGCATCATAAGCAATTTGAGAAACTAGCGTGATTTGGGCAGGACGAACTTGAGCATCAGGGACGTTCAAGCTGATCGGACCATTAAGAGCATAGTTACCAGCGTTGTTGGCTGCATAAGTAAAGCCAGCTTCATCGCTGAGGATGACGGGAGTATGGAAAGCATTACCAACGAGGGTTGCTTTATCAAACTCCACATTTTTAAGAATTACACGGGATTCTGGAATCGCATCTTGAATACCTTTGGTATTATAGCGTTCTTTAAAATCACCGATAATTGAGGAAGGAATTGTTGCGGCCATTTTGTATCTCCATTAAAGGTTTTTATTTTGTGTCAGTTTTTAACAAACATTCCTTTCCAATATAAGTTTAGGTGGGTTATCAACCTTTAAACCCTCTTATAAATTCCAAGTCTATTTGTGTACTATAGTTTACAGACTAACCTTTCGATTAGCTACCATTTCAGCAATTTGTGTCTGAAGTAGGTAGATTTAAATGGTTGCACCTGTTGGAGTCGAACCAACTGTCTCCAGCTTATGAGGCTGGCAAGATACCGTTTCTCTAAGGTACGAAATTGTGCCGATAAAGTATTTAACTTTTAGGGTCATCGGCATGACCAATTAAAATTTATTGAAACTGTCTTCCAAGTTCTGCTTCCAACAACAGAATGATATGGTCCCAAGCATCAGGATCACTAATTCTTTCTCTGGATACCATTTTATGATCATCATCCAACTTAATGACAAATAATTGAAATCCACCATTGGCTTCTTCAAGTTGATAGGCCAAATGAGGAATAACCCGTTTCTTATTAATCGTAGTATCCATAATTATTCACCCCTCTCTTGTTTCGCAGCCTTGTCAATAGACTTCCAGAAGTCGTTTGCACTATTCCATCTTTTTGCCTTTGGTTTAGTTTCTGAACCTTGGGCACCAGAATTTCCAGCCAAGGGATTCTTGACTTTAGAAAGACTGTGTTTAAGAATGGCATCAACTGATTCTTGTCCGATGAGTGAAATCAACTGTTCAGGAGATAGTCCTTTAACAACTCCTTCAACTTGTCTGCGCATATCAGAAACAACTTTAGGAGCTACTTCTTTAGCAGTCAAAAGAATTCCAGTTTTTTGCCGGACGGTTTCAATGGCTTCGGCCAACTTGGCTACAGTAAAACCATTTTTAGGTAGTTCTGGGTAGGCTTCGAGGGCATCAATCATTTCTGCATGGAACTTTTGTTCCAAGGATTTAGCTTGCTGTTCTAATTTAGCTTCATCAGAAATACGCTTTTGCTCGGCCTCTTTTTCTTCATAGGCTTTAATACGTTTTTCAGCCTCTTCTAAAGCAACTTCCTTAGGATCGCGAAGTTTGTTTTTGATATCTTGAGCAACTTCATCATAGGCAAACTTCTTAAACTTCTCGGCATCCATTCCAGTAATACGAAGGAATTCTTTAGGATTTTCTTTGGCCATTTTAAAAATACGCATTGATTCTTTACGCATTTTTGCAGCTTCAAGAAACTTCTTATCGGCACCGTTGGATTTATCAATCATTGATTGCAAGGTATCTGGATCGTATTCCATATCACCGAGTTTAATTTTTTGAATGATGGCTTTTTCAGCCGCAGTATCAGTTTTAACTTTATCAGCAGCAGTTTTATCAACTGGAGTTTGAACAGAGGCTTTTACAGATGCAGCATCAACTTTTGGGGCCTTATTAGAACCTTCAGAAACTGCGAGTGTTGTGGGGATAACATTTGTGGCATTTGCGGCTGGCATGACTGGCACGACGGGTACGGCTGGAACATCAGACATTGTATTTCTCCTTAAACCATGAGCCTTTGTTGGGAATAGCTCGTAGGTGGTGTGGGTAAAAACTTATTTAAAAATCTACTTAAAAATTAGCAACGTAAAGAGCACGACCCGATCCACCAGGACCAGTGTTATTGGCACCAACTTTAACGCGATTAAGTGCCCCTGAATCTGCATCATATAACCATAAAGCTGTTTCATTAGTAGACTGACTGCCATCAATTCGTAGTGGATTATGTCCATCACTTGAACTAATAAAATCAACCGTAGAAGTATTATCTAATCCGAATAAAACTGACCACATAATCGAATATCGAAGAGCATCAGTTCCTACTTGCCCAGTATTATTAGTTGTTGGGGTAGCAGTAGGAATTACAGCAGTCCCACTTAAGAAGGCATCTTTATATCTATGTGTGCTATCACCAAAATTATAGGTATTATCAGTCAGGGGTTTAATAGTGAGATCACAATTCATCACTCCATTGTCACCATCAAAACGTACTTTTTGACTTCCACCAAGAGAAAGGGAAATTAAATTATCAGCACGTTGCATAATGAAGGTATCGGGATCACCTTGAAATCCATAACCAGCAGAAGTTCCTGTTCCGACAATAGCCTTACGAGTTAAAAATAAGTCTTGCCAACCAACTGCAGCATGACCTATATCATATGTAGCATCTGCATTACCGAGTATGTTTCCAGCTATATTGACTTGAGTAGTTGGTTTAAGTAACATACTAGCTGCTACCAATTCTAAACTACCAGTTGCACGATTTCTCCAAGCATAAGCAATATTATCTGTATGAGCAGCATCATTAAAATATAGTTTACCAAGATCATTAACATCATTTTGAATCGTTAAAGATTTATCGGGACTAGTTTTAGTTCCTGTTGATGTCAAGACTAAAATCCCTGTTCCACCTATATTAAAAGCAATGTCTGTACTATCAAGTAACATTCCTATTGCATTACCAGCATCTAGAAAAAATCCAGCAGGAAAACTTCCTGTAGATTGAACCCTATTAGTTTGAATAGTTGCAGGTAAAGAAAGAACTACTGTACTATTTGCACCATTATCTGTAATTACAATCTGGTTAGCAGTACCAGTTAAAGCTCTCTCGGCTGTTAGTCCAGAAGGATTACCAATGGTAACATAAGGTTCGCTTGTAGAAGCTCCGCCCGACCCAGTAGCAGCAGCCGTTATTCGTCCTTTAGCATCCACAGTAATATTAGCAGTTGTAAAACTTCCAACATTACTATTGACGGTTGCCAAAGTAGCGGCTTGACTGCCAGATCCAGGACCAGCGGTAACATCACCAGTCAATTGTATAATTCCAGTATCTCCAGAACCACCACTAAAGTTATTAATGAGAGAAATCGAACTATTTATAGCATGAGAAGCAGGAGTAGTGCTTTGGGCACCTCTTGTACATCCATACATGGTTCCCATATAGATTGTCGTATAAGTAATTATTTCAGATTCAATTTGAATTACTCCTGCATCTTGAGGAAAATTAGTATCTCCTGTTGAAAACATGAGAATTGTTTCTGAATCATTGATTGCTTTAAGTAAAAGGGCCATAGTTTCTCCGAATAAGTTATTAAATTATTAAATTAAGTTAGATAGCGTTGATAGCGTTGAAGTTTAAGGTTAAGTTGATTGCACCAGTAGAAGCGGTTTCAGAAACTCGAAGAACACGATAGGTTACAACTCCAAGATCCCAAAGAATACTTCCAGCAGCACTAATGGTGACTGTATCACCTGAAATATCGGTAAAGTTTGTTCCATCATTTGAAGCCTGTAATTTAACTACCACACCAGCCAGAGCAGCAGGAGTCAAAGCAGCATCAGCCGTAGTTCCTTGAGTGGTAATTGTAACAGGAGTTCCAAGAACAGCATTAGCCAATGAAGAAGCAAGTTTAATCGTCGATGAATTAACAACAATCACCCAATAGTTCGTGGCCGATAGTCCCCCTGGAAGATTGGTCCCAGTCAAAGCAACTTTAAGGCCAGTAAAAAATCCATGGGAAGTAATTGTAATTGTATTTACTGGAGTAACAGTGACATTGGCAGCAACAAAACTTTTTGCGCCTGGAGTGGCATCAGTATAAACGGCTTGGACAGAACAACCATATAAAGGGATGTAAGGATTATAAAAATTATAATCTGTATTTTGGTTGACGGCTAAACCAGTATAAGTTGTTACATTAGAATTAATTGAATCAAACATTTTTGTCTCCTAAATCTTTAAATTTTATCTAAGGGGCGGCTGAGAAGGCTGTGCGGCTTGTAATTGTACAGCAGCCTCTTGTGTAATGGCTGGAGTTCCAGGAGGAAGCTTTGGGGCTTGGGGAGGAGCTACTCTTGGAGCTGATCCAGGAGGAGTAGACTGAACCACTCCTGGTAAATTGGGGGCTTTAGGAACTTTAGATCCATTTGGATTTTCTTTTCCAGTATTTACACCTGGAGCTACTTGTGGGGGTGTTGGGCCTCCGGGTCCTCCGGGCATCATTGGAGGTTGAGGCATTGGAAATGGAGGCACATTTTGAATGGCAAGAATGGCTGGATTAGTTAATGTGGCTTGTTTCCAAAGATCCATATGTTGTTGAATGGCCTGTAGTGTATTAACCATGACGGCATTATCTTGGGCTAATCGAACATCAGGAGAGGCCAAGATGGTTAAAAATTCACGGATGAATAAAGGGTGATTATCTGTGATGAGGGCTTTATGGGGTTTTCCAGCCTGTAAATCCTCAGTTGATTTCTTAATACACAGAAGTTCAGCCGTCTCGTAGGCATAGAGAGGCTCAATTTGCCCAGTTTGAATCACTGTCATATATTCTTCTTTATTCAAAAGACCAGCTTGAAGTAAATCTTGGGCAATTTGAATACGTCCAGCCAGAGTTTGAGTCAGCGGATTTCCTGCTTCAACAATCACACGATCAATATCTTCAACATCTTTATTGCTAAATTGAGTGGCTTCATAAGTATTTGACTTGCCAGCAATCATTAACATTCGTGGAGTCGTGGCAAATTCTTTAATGATGTCTACAATTCCGGTCCAAGTGGCTTCAAGAAGAGAGTTATAGGAACGAGAAAGTGGGCTAATAAATGTTAAAGCCTGAGAAGCAACAAAGGCCAGGGCTGTACCAGATTTCAGATTGGCTGCTGGATTACCCTGAATGGTGTCATTGACTCCTGAAATTTGGGCCATCTTTTGTTCCAAATATTCAATGAACTGAAAGATTTCAGGACGAGTCATTAAAAGATTCAGAGGTTCTGGCTTGGCTCCCTGGGCAACAGAGGCATCATAATAAATGGCGTTCATTCCTTCTGTCAACTGGGTTAAAGCAATTGAACACTCACGGGGAATCATAACATTCTGAACACCAAAGGCAGCTTGGTTGGTACAAACGGCTGATACAAGAGCATTGTAGACTTTTTGGATGGGCAGAAGGTCCATTGAGACTGAATAGGGAAAGGGACTATTAATCTGATCATCGGCTGCAATACGGTCTACTGGAACTCGCTTATATGGGAGTGATCCATCAAAAAGGGCTGTATGGGAATCTAAAAAGATTGTAGTACGGCCCATGGGCATTGAGGCTGTCTTTTTATGGTAGAAGGTGTACAATGGAATCAAATCATCATTTTTCTCATTGATGATGTGTCCAAGGCGGTGTCTTTTGGTTTCAGGAGCAATCGAGATGGCTTTGATGGCATCGGCATGAAGAGGGAATTTCTCAACCAGATCCCATCGATTATAATATTTACGAAGGATACACCAATTAGAAACATCCCACCCACTTTGGGCAAAGTCAAAAATACAATCCAGGGGATTATAAATATTGACTACATAATCACCTTTATGGAGTTGTTGTCCCGATATTGGGTCAGCTCCATAAATATCACCAAGTTGAGCATCCCATTCTCTGGAGACATAAGCTCCTCCGAGAAGTATGGCTGTTTCACAAGCAAATTCAAAAGTTTTATCAAGTCGTTTTTCTTTATTTTCATAAGTTAAAATATTCTTACAAAATATTGTTTGGGCCTGAGACTTGGCATCCGTATTGGTAGAAATGGGTTCAGGTACAACTCTCTGGGCTGTTACTAAAGAAAGTAAATGTTTAAGGATTTCTCTGAAATGATTTATATTAAGGCGTTTAAATCCATCTGCCCCATAATTCGGAAAAAGATAGTTCTGTTCATTGACTAAGTAATAATTGTAATACAGATCCCGCCATGTGAGCCAACGACCAGACATATCAATATGACGATCAAAGTCAGATACCTTTGATTCAAGGTATCCAACTAATTTCAGAACATCTTGTTCTGCAGCCCAGTAGGAGTCGAAGGAATTAGAAATCATTATTAGTCCTTAAGTTTACTTAAATGGATTTGGGAACATCTTACGCACAGCATCATCTACGTCGGCTTGTGTGTTGTTAAATGGTATTTGATTATTGGGAAACATTGTATTGGTGACATTAATCTTATAGAGTGGGGGAATGGGATTAATATTAACGACCGTGGGAAGTAAGACAGCCACAAGATAAATCAAAGCATCCACAAAGTCATAATGTCCAAGATCGGCTGATTTATCAAAGTCGTCTCGATTTCGTTTCCAGATACCAAATTCCAGGGATGAGATAAGCATCTTACAGGAGGGGTCAATGACTATCTTACCAGCCTTAACAGCCTGTCTAAGCTGATTAACCATCCACTCTTTGCCATTCTTTTTATTGACTGGAGAGAATGGAAGTTTATAGATGCTGGACATATCAGCCAAGATATTTAGGTTGGCATTATCAGCAATCCGTCTAATACGGTGTTGCATTCCACTAATCTTGGCAAACTCTTCTTCAGTCTTTTTTATCTGTTCGGCCAAACGATCAGTACGGAATTCATTTTCCCTCATTGCAATTTCTTTTTTAATATAAAGTTTTGCATCCAGGAAATTATAATACCCTCCAAGCCAAGCCGTAAAGTCTCGGTATCCAACATCCATCCCTTCTAGGATGTAGTAGAATTGGAAGTAGTCATCTTCCTTGACTTCTTGGACGTAGAGTTTAGAATCCCATTCTGGGACTATCTGGAGAGAAGAGTCGGTAACGAACTTACAGAATAACTCTCTTTGACAGCGGGTAGAGTTTCTACCCCCCATCTCTTCAATGAATCTTTCTATCTCTTCTTTAGAATACCAACTACGCTCAATGTCATACTCACTGTAGGCACCTCTCGATTTTGCCTTTTCGGCATAGAGTTTGAAGGGGTGATCAGGAGTATTAGGTGGTGTAGAGGGCAAGATCATCTTCTTGCCAGGAAATTGAGAAGAAAGTAATTGAGGAAGGGCTACATCTTTGACGATGGCGTCTAACTCATCTACCTGGGCTGCTTCATCCAGGATAAAGAAATCTGATTTGTTTCCCCGAAGGTTTTCAAACTGTCCATTATTGGCCCCGCAAAGTTTGATTGAAGAGTCGTTGGAAACAATAAAACGGCCCTCATTAGGCTTCCATTTAGGTCTAAGATCTGGAGGACAGTCTGAAAGGAGCTGATTAAAAATTGGGAGAAGAAAGTCTTTAAGGGCGTTCTGATAAGGAGCACCAAAGTGGACTTGTGCACCTGGATTCTGGATTGCTATCTCAAGGGCAATGGCAGCCAGAGTAGTAGTTTTACCAATACGCCTAGAACAATTAACAACGTAGATAAGTTCCGTCGATGCTTTAATAGCATCATAAATCTCTTTCTGGACTGGCTTAAGAAGCCGCTTGAGTCTGCCCTGCTCCCAACTCAGTCTTATGGCCGCTTGGAGTGCTGGATTGGTTTGTGCGGCCTGAAGGGGTTGGTCCATTTTCTAATTCCTCTAAAAGTTTTGCAGTATTCTTTTTCTGTTCTTTTTCATCCAGACCTGAATCCAAGCTATCATCATAAAGCTTTTCCCAAATCTTAATGGCCGTGGTGATGTCCTCATTGGCCTTACACAAGTCGGCTAGGTTAATCAGTTCTTCTACTGGGTTACGTTTAAGACGGGCTAGAGTACGTTTGACCCCCATTGTGGTTCCAAGTTTAGGACGACCATCTGGGTTCCCACTCTTCCCTTTCCAATTAGGGTTACCCTTACGATAAGGATTTAGAAGACCCATAGAACTTACTTGTAGCTCTCATCACTCTGGGGTTTCTTGAGCTTCTCAAAGGCCAACTCAGTCGTGGAGATAATCTGGAAGAGTTCCAGGGCATCATGGATGACCATCTTTCCAAGCTTATATTCATTGGCTATATAGATAACAGTGAAGAGACTGGTAGCACAGTCGTTCAAACCAATATTTGTCTCAAATTTCTTGACCTCAGTCACGATGTCTAGGAAGTTCTGGATGGCTCTCTTATTCACCCAGACCTGGGACTTATCAATCATCCACCGTTCTATAAAATTAGGCTTCTCAAAGATCTTATAGTTATTGAGGAAGACTGTGAAGTTCTTTAGGGCTAAGAGGTTGTTGGAGGCTACAACTAAACTAAAGGAAATCATTTGATCCTCCTAAAAGCCGCGTGACTTAATTCCGAACTCAATAGTCTGGACTCTTTGTTCCAAATCCTGCATCTTCCTCTTGGCTTCTTCAGGAAGGGAGAATTTGATGTCTTTGGTCGAATAATGGCGTTCAATGAAGTCATAGGCCAGGGAGGTAACCAAGGCAGCTACACTACAAACGGCTAGGGAGGCAGAGGACTTCACCAAACTGTCTACAAATAAGCCTAGGGCTATGATGTGGCCGAGATAGGAGGGCTTTAAGGAAAGCACTATTTAGCCTCAACAGCAACCGTATCGGCTATCAAGTCAACCACTGGGACTTCTGGGGCAGCAGCAATCTTTATGTCTTTTTCGGGGGTCTTAGGCAGCATAGACTGAAGGGCCTGAAGTTGGGACTTGACGGTGGCATCAAAGCCCCCTAACCATTCCTGGACTTCCGCAACAGCGCGGGCGTGTCCACCCTTGATGTCTGTATCCCCGATAATACTTAGGGCGTTACCGATAAGACGGCTGACATTCTGGAGGCCAGAGATCTTCTCTTTCAGGGTTTCTACCTGTTTATTCAAATCGTTTGTTATTGCTTGATTCATACTTTGTTCTCCTCTATTTTATACTTTGTTATGGGACGTTAGTTTTTAGGGCCAAAAGGACCCTTAATTTGCTTCTTTAGTCTGTGGGAATGAGGGTACTGGGTACTACTGGGGGTACCCTAATCTATAGTTTATAGTTGATGGTTTACTATAAAGCATAGTGGTGAAAATGGTTGATACTGATTGCTACTGGGAGACTGTGTCTCTATTAGTACTAGTTATAATCCAAATCCTAACCCTCAAAGGGAACACCCCATACTGGGTGGGACCGATGTTAATACTTAAAGTTTACTTGAACTTCTTACTTTAGATATAGCTTAGGCTAGCCGAAAGGCTTGATACTCAACTAAACTTAAATGTATTCATTTGAATACGATAGTTAAAGCTTAAGCTAGATAGAATGTGAGTGAACACTCACTTACTAATTGTTCGTTAAATTGCTCCGTTTAACGTCGCCTTATCATTTAACTCACTTTAATTTAATTTAAACGATAGTTAAACTTAAAGCGTATGGGCAAAACCCAGGAGCTTAAATTCTTTTCTTTTAAAGCAAGCTGGACAAACTGAACAACGTGAAGCCAGCGAGCAAGTTATCTGGGGGCTTTATTGCCCCCTTCAAAGTAGCTTCAATCAAAAGAAACTAAAACCCTTCTATATAATAGAAGAAGCTTTAACGTCCTCAGTCATGATTGAAGTTCAAACTCTTCGATTGTCCCTTTTCTGCCCTCAGTCGTTACCTTCTGAGCGTTGTTATGAAACCTTGTCTATCCCTTTCCTGTTTTGAAGCGCAAGCGGTGAACCAGGAACCTTCAGACATACAATCTAGATATTCAGGCCTTCAATAGCCTTTTACTACTTTAAAGACAGGAGCAATGCCCCTTCATATCATGGGTAGGGATTTAGGATTTTGTTGTCATATAATCTTTTAGGGCAATCTCTTAATTAATCCTTTTCTTTGATAATCAAGTCTTTTGAGTATAAAAATAATTTAAAATAGTTTTCAATTTAGATAAGACTCCCTTGAAAAGCATTGATAATCAATAGGGCATGGATAACAACAACCAACGGTTACAATTGTAAACTAAAACTATTTTTACAAAATCTTATAAATCCTTGATATTCAATGTAAATCAGTTCAAAAATAGGTGTTGACAGAATCCCGTAGTCCCTTATACTCCAAGTATGGAACACTTAGAACGAATAGAAATGGCGGCCAAAGACTTAATCAAGTACCATTGTCCAGACTATTCTTTTGTCTGGGATCATAGCAAACAACGCAAGGGCGAATGTCGATATGGAGTTAAACAGATAGGCATAAGCCGTCCCTTGGCAGAACTTAATACTTTTGAAAATATGCTTTTGACTATTATCCATGAAATAGCTCATGCCCTGACAAAAAGTGGTCATAATCGAATCTGGAAAGCTCTGTGCCTATCTTTAGGTGGGGATGGGGAACGGACTTATTCATCTGCCAATACAGTTATTCCTAGGAAAAACTATATAGGCCAATGCCCTGGATGTAATAAAACTATCCATCGGTTTAGACGGTCTAAGATTGCTTGTGGGCGATGTTGTAAGGGTGTTTATAACGAAGCATATCTAATTCAATGGCAATCAATTGGCCAGAATGGCAAGAATGATGTAGCCTTGACAAATAAACCTTCTGGGGTTATATCTTAGTATGGAAAAAAGAATTGTTAATTATTGCACCCTCATTAAAGGAAAAGACTATCGCCGTTATCCTCATTGTCCAATTTGCATGAGGACGGTTCATGCCTCTAGATGTAATCAAAAGAATTTAGATCTTAATTTTAATTGTATGGACCAAGAATCGGACGAATGCTTAGCTTTTTCTAAAGAAGCCTTAGATAAGGCACTAAAAAGAGGAAAATATGCTCTATAGTTTGTTACTTCTTGGAATTGTAGCAACCATGCAAATAATCATTTCACTAATTAGATTAATTGAACTATACAAAAAAGAGTCAAAATAACTCTTGACAAAATCTGTGTGCGGGGGTATAAGATGGGTATGGAAAAGAGATTACACAAACAAGAGCATCTTCTTCTGGTCTTAAGTGCCTTGTTTTTAGAAGGGTTCTATATGGCCCTAATTTTAGGTAACTACTTTGGAGGTAAATAATATGAAAACATTTATAGTCGACGGCGAAAGCATTTCAATTGGTGAATTTAGACATTTATTGGAAACCTATGTTTCGTCGCTGGTTAATATAGACGAAATGACATGGAATGAGCAATTAGACATTTTAGAAGAAAATGGTCATAATGTTGTAAATTTAAGAGGTAACTAATATGAGACTTATCAGAAATATGGACCTAACGACACATCAAGCCCGTGAGCTGACTCATCTAGGTTTCATCGTACGCTTCCTAGGAGTACTTCTTAAAGCCGATAAGGACCGTTATGCGGTGTATGTATCATGAAACTAGGCGATAAAGTTTTGACGTTAGTCGATAAGCCAAATTATTCGGGAATGAGGCAATTTGATAAGATTATACCAGCACATAGTGTTGGCATTGTCGGTGCTGTTAAGGTGCCAAGAGTTATGATGATAGGTGATAAATGTCAAACATTTAATTGTGTTGATTTTATTGTAAATGGTAAAAAAGAACGCGCCGCTTATCATACGCATGAGATAAAAGTTTATAAGGGAGAGTAATATGAAGTTCTTACGTGAAATTGACATATCACATATTAGCGACCTTGTTATCAACAATCTTGAACAGGAAGGCTTTACTTTGGTTTGGAAGGAAAATAGTGTGGAACTTTGGTGCAAAGTCTGCTAGACTTAGAATAGAAAAGGAGAAACCTACAATGAACCTTAAACCGTTGGCATCAAACATGACAGAAGTAGAAATTGGAAACAAACTAGTTTTATTCAGTTATAAGACGCCAGTCGCATATCTAGATGGCGAAAACGTATATGTTACGGATAAATTCTGGTCACGTACCACTAGCCGACATATAACGAAATGGTTCGATTCTATGGGACTTCGTAAAGGTGACGAAGACGCAAAAGTTAGTCAAGACAGTCTTGATAATCTTTTAAATGAGGTGAAATAATATGAAACCACAAGAATTTCTAAATGAGATAGCAGAAAACTGGCCGCGTCGGACCACTGAAATTCGGAAATGTAAATGCGGGTCGTATGAAGCGGTGTTTGAATTTAATGGAATTAAAACTTTAAACGGTCACTGGAATAATAAATATAAATCTTGCGAAGCGTCCTATATAGACAGTAAAGAGGTGAAATAATGAAAACTAAGCATACTGAAAATTGCAATGAGGTTTTTAAAGGCATGAGTAAGGGCGAATCGAGAGTATGTTTATGTGAAACGCCGATGAACACTGTCAGTCATACACCGACGCCGTGGAGAACTGGGTGTGAAAACTATGGAACAGGTTACGTTGGAATTGAAACAGATGGCGGCGAACATTGTCGCCTGTCAATGCTGGATTATAAGGGCGATCATCTTCCTGCCAAAGCCAATGCCGAGCTAATTGTCCGCGCCGTCAACGAATACGACTCCGACAAGGCGACGATTAAGGCGTTGGTAGAAGCAGCAAAAGCTGCTTTACGTTGTTCTAGAGTTTACGATACAGATCAAAAGACAGGTGAAACAGCAGGATACTTATTGGCACAAGCCATTGCCCAAGCCGAGGGGAAATAACATGACAACCTTATATGAATTAGCTTTTCAAAGCCTAGTATCTAAATATTATAGAAACATAACCGACGAAGATATTCAATTAGAAATGATTGAAATATTAAAAGAGTTTCAAAAAGAGTTAATATGACCCCATTACTCATGCTTTGGTTTATGTTTGCCGGAGTAACAGCCAAGGGAATCCATTATGACTTTAAAAGTGATTATGTGCTAGTCAGGCTCTTTAAGCAAACTGATACCGGGTACAAAACTTATATTGTTGAGGTGAAGCCATGAAAATTACTTTAGAAATATGGAATAGTGTTGATTTTAAATTTTTACTAGAGCAAAAACATAAAAAAACTAAAAAACGACTTCGAACTCCGGACTCAATATTTCGTTTATTTCCAGAATATAAGCAATTCGGAATACATAGAGGAACCGATTCAATAGGAACATATTTTGGTTGGCCTGGAACTGGATACGATTGTTTTGCATATCGAATTAAAAAGGAAGGGTTTTATGTTTGAACAACTAATCTTATCTTACTTAGGTTTATACTTTGCTCTTGGTACCATTGGATTGCTTTACATAGCCTTCCTTGATAGTTTAGGTATATGATTGAATTAGCTATCTTAATCTGGGTTTTGTTGGAAATCTCATGAACGAGACAGAATTATTCTTAGAGTATCTTCTATCCGGCGACCCGATGGACTTTGAAGCTTGGAGAGATATATATCTAGTTCAAATGGAGGAACCAGGTGAATAAACTAAAACGATTAATTAAAACAGTTAAAACAGAGGAAGAGTTTGTCAAGGTTGTTATGGCCCATCAATTCTGGTACTTGGATGAACCCCATATGAAAACCTGGACTAAGAAGAAACTACGAGAAGTATATCAAGAGGAACAACCGTTCATTTTAGGCCAGAAAATTGAAATTGAACGAGGTTATAATGGAAATATTTAAAAAAGGATTATTTGGAAAGCATAAACCAGTCATATTTAATGTCGAGCCAAAAGATATTGGTTGGAATCTCAGGGCCTTACCTGAAGGGGAGTATTTTTACTTAGATGTGGAGGGTAAAAAAGTCTTCCATGAATCAGCCGAAACAACATTGGATAAGTGGATAGAATAAACATTTAAAATAGAAATAAACTAATAGAAGCTAATAAAAGTTAAGAGGAGCGTAAAAAATGAAAAAGTATACAGCAATAATGGGCCTAATTTTAGGCTCATTAGTTTTAAAAGCAAACGTGGTTAATGCCAACAACGTTACAGATACCTTGACAGCCGGGCAGTCTCCGGTTCAAGGTGATATCCTGTACTACAATGGCGTGTCAGGGAATACGGCTGGAACATGGGCGCAACCTAGTTCTATCCCCGGATTGACTGGGGCACAAGGTGAACAGGGAGAACAAGGTATCCAAGGCGTTCAGGGTGAACAGGGCATACAAGGTGATAAGGGAGACACTGGAGCGACAGGTGCGACTGGTACCATCGACCAGCAAACATTGGATACCATTAACACCAACCAAACCACAGAGACTACAAGCCGTATTGACGCAGACAAAATGCTTCAAGACAACTTGAATGCTACCAATAGTCGGGTAGATAGTCTTAGTGACGAGGTACATCGTTTGGGTGAAACCAAAACCATCCTGGGTGGTACGGTTCGTCTATTCGACTCCCGTAAGATGGAAGTTCATGCCTTCGATAACTATGATGTTCGGAGGTCCCATAATGACTCATTCGGTCTAGTGGTGGGTTTCAAGCTGGGTAGAAGTTATGAAGAGAAGATGATTGAGGAACTTAAAGAGACTCTTAGAGCTTATAGAGCTAATGATAAGCCTATGCGTTTAAAAGACATTCGGTAAATTGTTCTAAATGGTTCGAGGTCATCCTTAAACCTCACAATTTGAAAGGAGAATCTATGACTAATAAAGAACACATCTTATTCGGAAGACATTCAAATATCCCCGAATGTTGTATAGCCTTCTTTATAGGGGATTGGGCAGAACAATCTAAGACTCAGGCAAGTTATGATCGAGATCCAATAATGGAATATGTTCGATGCCCTCGTTGTCTCAGAGAAAAGAGACATTTTCCTTTACATAAATGTACAGTCAGATGTGAAAAGTTCTTAAAGAGTATCAATAAATGGGATAGTAGCCTATTAAAGGAGTGGGTATGAGTACCAATGGTCCCCCTAATTGGTGGTATGAACCCAAGACTGGACATGAATTAGATCCTTGTGAAGATTGCCACACCCTGGGAGAGCATGAAGATACTCAAGAATGGGCAGAAGATGGGTGTTGGATGTGTTATGATGAGTGTGGGGAGGACATAAATAATGTTGATAATTGAATTCTTAGGATGTATAATGATGTGGACGGTAATTATTAAATTGAGTCAAAAAGAAAAGAAAGGGAGGAAATATGGACCCCAAAGTTAAGAATGAACAGCTTCATGAATTGATGGAAGATTTGATTGTGGATGAAAATAGATTAAATGAAGAGGATGAATTAACAAATTTTGAGGAGGAAGAACTATGAACCTTGACAACGCAATGGAAACAACCCTAGAGGGCCAGTGGGTTGTGGATAGTGAGTCTGGGATAGAGTATTTAATGGATCTTAAGACAGGACAGAAATTGGCCATTAAAATTGACGGCAAATGGCTTAATCCAGAGGCAAAGCCCCAGTGAACTGCCTCTATTGTAGCCTAGAGGCCCAACCTTCAGAGGTCTATCAAGACATTCAGTTATACGAATGTAAAGAGGGCCATAGGACAGGATTGCTTCCGATTGAGGCTCAAGAACTTCCAGAGGATCAGCAATTCTTAAAAATAGCTTAAAAAGTATTGATTTATAGAGTTATCTCTGATATACTTACTAGAGACAATTTAAAAGAATTTTAAAGATTTTAGAGTAATTCTCTAATGTAAGCACGATTAGTCCTATGCTCAACGTGCTAAGACTAGCCATAGGAAGGTCTGCGCTGACAGACAAGAAGAGCCGATCACTCATCAGCACACTTTTAAAGAGGCTTTATGGGCAAAAAGACAAGAGAGACAAATCAAACCATTCGAGAGTTATTTGAGGAATATATTTTCCAGTTGGATGAACATATTAATTCCTTTGCCATGAGATACGGGTACTTTCCAAAAGATCCAGAGGGATTTGATTATCCATTCTGTCCCCCAGAGGTTCAAGATATGAGTTTTAAGTTTTGGAATGAGCCTCATATAACTAAACTTGATTGTTTGGCCACTATGTTAGAAAAGGTAGGGAACCTATAATGTTGGCTTACCCTACTAGCAAGGATATGCCTTCCCGTAAACAACGTAAGTCTAAACGGAAGGAAATCTTTTGGAGTAATCGATTAGGAGATGGGGCTAGACGTAAGAGAGCAGAATCAAGAAATCCAAGGGTCAAAAAGTATGGTTACTAAAAAACAAACTAAATATCCTGGTGCGCTTCAGTGTTTAGGGTGTGGGGTTGTTTTAGTCAGTTTCCATCGACATGATTTTAAAACCTGCTCCTGTAAGAATGAAACTTTTATTGATGGGGGATGCGATTATCTTCGATGTGGTGGAAAAGATTTAAATAAAATTCAAGTTCTTAAACTTTCAAAAGTGAAAAAGAAGTGAAAAAGAAATGAAAGCCAACGAAGCCATTGATGGAAGACTTTATAACCTTAAAGAGAAAGGCCCTTATAAGGCTGAAAAAGCCGTAGAGTGTTATGGATTGAATCACACGCAGGAATTTATGAAGTTTTTAATCTTCGGGGCCTTTGGAGAGCGTAAGATTAGAATGGTTTGTTTAACAGAAGAGATAGAAGAAGCTTGAGGAAGCTTAAAGAGGTTAAAATGATTAAAATAACAGTAAACCAATTAAAAAAGTTAAAAGCTTGCCAATCAGGTATTGACTGGTTTAAAAAATATAAATATACTACACTATCAAATCTTATTAAGGCTTTGCTTATTGATAAACATTTTGACTATGCAAAATGGTTATTAAATAAGCTTCTCACTCATGAGCAAAATATACTATGGGCCATTAATTCTGCTGAATTAGCTATTAATATATTTGAAAAAGCATTTCCTAATGATTTAAGACCAAGAAAAGCCATACAAGCAGCTAAAGACTTTCTAAATGGGAAAATAACTAAAGAAAATACTAACGCTGCTGACGCTGCTAACGCTGCTTACGCTGCTTACGCTGCTGACGCTGCTTACGCTGCTGACGCTGCTTACGCTGCTGACGCTGCTTACGCTGCTGACGCTGCTGCTTACGCTG